TTTGGTTTTACGAACTTATCGAATAATACTTGAAATCTTGAACTTTCAACAATAAGATCTCTTAATAGATTGGTGAACCTAAGTGACATAATATTTTTTATTTAATAAATATTTGTAAACAGTAAAAAATTAATAATTCATTATCAATAATTCTTCCCCCATATTTTGTTTCTCACCTTTCTTAGCAGCCGCAGCTTTAGCAAACTCTTTTTTAACCCAAGTGTATTGGTCTTCGGGAAACCATTCGTGAAGTAATTCAAAGTCATAGTAAGATAAAGAAAACTTACCTTGAACCCCGTGTAAAACATTAGCCAAACGTTCATGATCTTGACGATCAAAGTCGTGGTTGGAGTAGTAATTTTCCGTTTTCCAATACGGTGGGTCCAAATAAATGTAAGTTGATGGTGAGTCATACTTATTGATTACATCTGCGAAATCCATGTTTTCAACATCAGTAATTTTTAAAAAGTGATCCAACCAATCAGGTTTAGATAACTTATCTCTAAATGTAAGATATTTTGATTTGTATTTCCCTTTAAGGTCAATGAAGTTAGATGTCTCAGGTTTTGATCCACTAAAAACTTGTGTTAGAATATAGACATACTTAGCGGCAACTTCATAATCGCCAGGTTCTACGCTGAAACCTTCATTAAAAACTTCAGCCTGAAAGCTGATAAATTGTTGTTTGTATATTTCAGGTGTAAGATCCACGCCTTGTTTTTGACAATCAATTGAATTTATCGCCCTTAACAACTCGTTTGGGTTTTGGACGCATTTGAATAGATTATAATTTAGTGGGTTAAAGTCGTTATAAACAACTTTATTTAGATTTGGGAATTGTTTTAGATCCATATTATAGAAACACCAAAACATTCCTCCGAAAGTCTCTAAATAGACCTCCATGTTTTTGTCGTAGAATGGAACAATCCATTTACCAATTTTACTCTTACCTCCGATATAACTTAACATGTAATAAAGATAGTAAAAACAAGATGACTAATCAATTGTATTTTTATTTTTCAAATATTTATTCTAGTATGAAAATGCTTCAAACTCTAAGATCAATTATTGCCGAGCAAGCCGACAGGGAAGATTTATTATATATCAGTCCAAGAGGTAATTCATTCTATGCTTCAAGTCATCAATCAATAGATAGAAAGGGTAATAAAGATTTTGATTTCATAAGACAATCAATTTTAGATTCTATTGACTCTGATACTTCAACACACGAAAGAGTTGCGGTCCCTAACGACATTTTATCACAAGTTATAGAATTAAAATATCCAAAAATTATTAGATCATTTGCTGATCATTCATTGGGTGATAGGTTAAAGTTTGTTTATAGAGATGAGGACAATGAAGATGAAGAAGTTTTTGATTATTTAGAATTTATAATTGAAAAGTCTACTGACAGGGTTTATGTCATTCCAACAAGTACTTATTCATTTGATGGTAATTATCTTAGATTCTTCAACAAAAACAAACCCCAACAAAAGAAAGTAATGTTGGAAAACTATTTTCATATTAAAACCATTGTGTTATAATTAATTTATGGAAGAGAAAAAAGCAACAGAAGTAAAATGTAGAACTTGTGAAGAAAGTAAACAAGTACAGAACACTCAAAGATTTGTTCTAATTGGTGGTGGGATATTTTTCTTTTTTGGTATATACGGTATCGTATCGTTTGTCAAAGATGTTATATCTTTATTTTAATCCCTATCAAATCTCACATATTGGTTGATCATCAAATCACCAACAGTATCTAATCTAAATCCTTTTGCTTTGACTCTCAATGGTAGTGATGTATCAACTTTTTTGGGCATCTTAACATTCATCATACCATCGGGATGTGGGACATTAAAACTTCCTTGTTTAAGTTCATCAAGTGTCATAAAAACATTATATACCAAATGATTACCCACCTTATCAAATCCATCCTGTGGTTTCAAATCAACTCTAACAACAAGATCTCCATAGTTTCCATTTTTAAAATCTCCCATTCCTTGTAATCTTAAAAACTGACCATTATCTATTCCATGAGGTAGAGATATGTCCAAGTTTTTTATTTCAGGTTTTGATCCACTTCCACTACACATAAAACATGGGTTAATGGTTATACTTCCAATTCCTCCACATCCATCACAAGCCATCTGTACTACTTGAACAAAAAATCCTGATCCAACTTGTCTAACTACAACACCTGAACCGTTACAAGTCCCACAAGTTTTTTTATCGCCGCCAGTGCCTGAACATGGTTCGCACATTGTTTGTCTTCTATATGAAAGAGAATGTTTATTTGCCCTATATGAATCTAAAACACCAACATTCACTGTAATGTTTGTAGTGTGTACGGTTTGTCTTGGTTTTCTACCACCAAACATATTAGAGAACATATCTTCATAGTTATCATAATTACCAAATGGATTTTTTCTTTTGGTATCGTATTCTCTTCTTTTAGATTCATCACTTAAAACATCGTAAGCAACCGAAATCTTTTTAAACTTATCTTCATCACCACCTGTATCAGGGTGATTCTCTTTCGCCAAATTACGGTATGCCTTCTTTATTTCATCTTGAGTCGCATTTTCTTGGACCCCCAAAACTTGGTAAAAATTTTCATTATTCATTTATAAAAAGAAAATATTATTATTAATTTATGAACTACTTAGTTGTTGTCTTTAAAAATAAAGAAAGAAAAAAAATAATCAACAAATTTAAAACTAAAGAAAGGGCTAATCTTTTCTTCGATAAATTAATTGAGGAAAATCAATCTGTCATTTTTGAAACTAAGGTTGAAAATGCAAAACCTTGTGATTATGAATTGTCTATTCTTGAAAAGAAGGATAATAACTTTGATAAGATGTTTGTTAGGGATGAGATGGGTAGGCAGGTTTTGGTAGATTTGGATGATCCTGACTATAAGATACTTAAAGTTGTAAAATATAAAATACCTGAAAAGATTTACGACGTTGATAAAAAGACAAAAATAACTATGGATGTTTTTATCAAAAACTACTTACCAAAAAATTCAATAAAGTTAATTTCAAGATTGAATAATAAGGTTGTTTTACAAAATGATGATGATGTTAAATTGTTTTCATTGAAGGATGAAAACGAATCAAAAAGATTTTTAGATAACCTTAATGAATTTTTAATTTCTCAACAAAGAATTGATTGTATTATAGTTTCTGAATCCTCCAAAGCACAAAAAAAATACTTGTATGATATTTTATCTGAAAAAGGGATTAGTAAACAATCCCTATATAGGAGATCAACTACTTTTAAAACTAGATAGTACTTTTCTAATCCAACTTTGTTTTTTTGGTTCTTCTATTTTGACTTCTTCTTTAATTTCAGATCTTTCAAAATTTTCGTGAATAAATACGTGTTCAATTCCTGAAATATCAATAGAAAATCTTTTGTGTGAGTGATCTATTTTTCGAAAATTTTCTTGTACTTGTTTGAAGTCCTCGTCATTTAATTCATAAACACAAATGACTTTACCATCAGGAAAAATATTTTGCAATCCATCAGTGACTAATGCCAGTTTTTCTAAGACCCCAATAACACTTTCTTTATTTTCTTCCATAAACTAAGTTTTTCTTGTTTTGGTAAAACTTCTTCTTTTTTTATTGATTTTAATGAATTTATTAGATCTTTTTTTTCTTTATCTAATTCGATTTTATCTTTTTCAATTTCACTGTTCAACCAATCCACCATTTGTTCCTCTCGTGTCAACGATTTCTTCTCCATCATCTAATTTTTCTTCTAAAATATCAAATTTTAATGACTGTAAATTGTCTAAGTTTTCTTTTTCAAAAATTCGTTTTAATTCGTCTATTTTTTGTTTCAACAATTTCTCTTTCATTTCGATTTCTTTATTGTAAGAAATTATTTTCTTTATATTAGAAACTGTTTGGTTCATTTCTACTTCGTTAAATTCAGTAACAAATGAAAAAAATCTAAAATTATCATTTAATTTTTCGTTCTCAACAATCTTATCTTCTATCACATATTTTTTAGGTATTTTCCAATTAGCAGGAAATTCAATATCTATTGTCAAGTATGTTTTCAATTTTCTAACTGACACTAAAAATTGAAATATGTCTTTTAATTCGTTATACATTTTTTTAAAAAAATTTGATTAAAATATAAGTTATTAAGTAGGATACAAAGAAGTAATTGGATATTTTTTCAAATCCTCGATAAATTATCTTCTGAGGATTTTCACTTAATATTTCAGCAGAAATCTTAAATATTTGATTAGTAACAAATATTATTGATAATACAAAAATAAAAAGACACAAAATATCCAATTCCCTCATATTACTTTTTTTTCTCCTCTAAAATTTCACCTCTTAATTGTTGTAAAAGTGCCTTTAAATCTTGTGAGGTTTTTCTAGCTCTTGTACCAGCACTTTTGTTTCCGCTAAAGAATTTGTTAACGTCAACACTTAGTTGCTCAGTAAGCTCTTTAATTTTTTCTAAAGTTTCCATTTGAAATTAAAAAATTATTGTTTATTACACATAAATTAGGTTCTAAATAAACTATTGTAAAGTTTAAACCTTAAGATTTTTATCTAGTGTTTTGTATATATTAAAGATTAAATCAAGATCGACTTGTGTGAATGCCTTTTCTCTATTGAAAAGATCATTGAAAAATACATCTATTGAATTTCTAATTGCTTCTTTGCTTTGTCTGTAATATATCTCATTGAATAGTGTAAAAAAATACTCGTAGTGATCTCCTTCCATGTCAAATGAAATACTTTCTCTTTCAAAGTTATCTATGATTTTTTTCCAACACCAGTTGAAGTGTTTTTTGTTGTCGGTGTCATTCATCTTTACTGTGGTTTCACCATTATCAGATTCATCTCCAAGATATGTATTTTTGATTAACAAGAATAGACTATAAGACAGGTCATAATACAATTCCATTTTTTCAGGAATTATATTATTGACCCTGAACCAGATGTCCACCTCTTCAGGGTCAAGATTTTTTGTAATGTAATTTAGAAAATTATCCATAGTAAAAAACTATGAAAAAATTATAGGATAAGACTAAGTAATGTAAATTATTGAGTCTTTTGGTTATAGCCCATTAGATTTTGAATTCTTTGGAATTCTTCTGTTAATTTTTGTTTTTCTTTTTGATTAACAGATTCCTCAACTTTATTCAAAACACTTTGTGCGGTTTTTTTACCTTTCTTAGATTTTAAAGAACCTCTTTCAGTTACCTCACCAGCCTGATCAACAGGTTGGGTTTGTCTCTTATAAGAAGCCTGTTGTTGTTCTTGACCATAAAGATTATCTTTATAGTTTTTGAAGAATTTCTCACCAACTTCACTTGGTACAACATTACCTAAAGCCTTTCCGTCTTTATCAACTTGTGCATTTCCTGTAGTACTGTCACCTTTCAGATATTTTTCAATTCTTTCATCATTAGGTTTGATCTCATCATAAACTAAATTAGTTTGTCCAGGATAAGAGAATGCATCAATGTATTCATCAACAGCTTCAGATGGAGTATATTTTTTTCTTTTACCACCATTTTCAGTTGGGAATTTTTGTGTTTCTTTCATTTCGTATTTAGACTCTTTGTCAGACATACCTTTCAAGTAATCAGTCATTTTTTTAGCAACCATCTTTAAATAATCTTCATTTTCTTTCTTATCTTTTCTGTGTGCTTTTTCGTACTCTTGATAACCTTTAGGCTCGCTCATTTTGAATTTTTTTTCTTCATTTACTGTTTTTTCAATAAGTGAAATCAACTCATTTTCAGTAAAAATTAAAGACTCAGTAACCTTTCCTTTCATTTTTTTACTTTTAGCTGCAGACTTCATAGATTCTTTTTTATTACCATCTTTGTCTAAATCTAAAAAGTCAGGTTTACTTTCTTCTTTAAACTCATCTTTTTCAAATTCAACTTCGTAAAGAGTTTCTTCCTCATCTTGTTGTTTTCTTAACATTTTGAAATCCTCTCTATCTATTCTACCGTTTTTGTTTTTGTCAAGTTTTGTTTGGTTTCCATATAATTTTTCATCAAGTTCAATTTCATACATATCACCACACTCAGTACATTCATCTTCTTCTAATTGATCCCAATCAGTTTCTGTGTCTAAATCTACTTCTTCCCATTCATCGTCTTCATCATCACTATGTCTATATTTAGTTTTGTATGATGGCATGTCATGAGGTATTCTCAGTTCAGGATAATATTCTTCTTCATCATCATCCATATCACCATAATCTATATCATCATAATCTACGAATTCTTCTTCATCGTCATCTTCCATATTGTCCATATCTTTCATAATTTTTTCAATTTCTTTTCTTGAAAGTTTTGAAAAATTCATCTTTCCATATTTCGGGTGTCCGTCATCCATGCCGCCAAGTTCCATAATCTCTTCATTTTGGTAACCACATTCTGAACATTCACCTTCATTCATTTCAGACCCACATTGTTCACAAGTTTCTTTCATACCTTCTTGTACATAGTCAAATGATTTACCAGCAGGATTGAATGGTGCCTCCTCATCATAATTCAATCTTTGTAAGATAGCATCTGCTTTCTCATTAATGTTTTCTGATATAATTTTTTCAAATCTTGAGTTAATATATTGTCTTGTGTTCATAATTATTTTTCTTTATAAATATCTTTACTTTTGTCTTTGTCTGATTTCCTGAAAGACAATTTCTGAAATATAGTTTTTATCAATCCCGTAGCTACTCGAGACACTGTCTATTGCGTTCTGCACTGATTCGTTTTCGAATATTTTCAATGCCTTTATATCCCCCTGATTACAATAAGGGAATTTTTTACATTTTTTCTTAACTTGGACAAACTTTCCTCCAGGAATTTGTGACTTAGAATATCCTCTGAAATCTTTTTTCTTCATGGATTTTGCCCAAATTGAGGGTTGATTATATTGTCCACTTGATGATACACTTGTTGCTTCTTTTGTTTCGGCTTTCGTTACTTCTCCATCACCATCCTCAATACTTAAGTCATATTCGGCTTGTTCTCTGACAGTCTTAACACCTTTAACTATATCACCTTTAGTCGTTGAGAATAATGGCATTGAGTATCCACCAGCGGATGCCGCTCCCATCGCCTCTTTAGATTCTTCTTTCTTTTTTGACTTGTTGGAATTTAAAACCGATTCAAGGAATTTTGTTATTTCCTCAGGATCTTTCAAATATTCTTTTATTTTTTTCTTTATTTGATTGTTTGACAATTTTTTGTTTTTAACCAACAAATAAACTTTCATCAAGTCTTCTTTATCTTTCAAAAAATCGGTAAAATGTTTTTCTTCAGATAATTCTGATGAAGCTTTGTTTAATGCTTTCAATGTATCATATTTTGCATCAGCATTATCTGCCAATCCATAACTAACCTTTTCCTTTATTTTGTTAAAAATATCTTCCATCACACACTTCTAAATTTTGACTCCCAATAATATCTTTGCTGATACATGGTCTGAAAGTATTCTTGGAATGATTTTATGACGATTTCTTTAACGTCTTTTTTAAGACCTCCTTTTTGCATTTCTTTGGAGATTTTATCAATCAACTTATCCTCAAATTGTTTAGCAGTGTTAGAATTGAAGAAATCTTTGATCTCTTTTCTAATCATTACTTCAATTTCTTTTTTATCTGAGGATGTAAGGGCCATTATTTAAAAACTGCGATATATGTTAATGGAGCAATAATAGCTCCTGATATAATATTAAATAGTGTATTTTTTGTTTTAAGTCTCTTCAATTCTTTGTTTAAATTCTCATTTTCTTCTTTATAAATTTTTACCTTTTCTTCTGTTTGTAAAATTATCTGACCACTTAAAGAATCTTTAACTTGCCAAGTATTATTTGTTTTTTCTAAAAGATTTATTTTATTATTAAGTTCGGTGATTTCTTTTTTATCTAGTTTTGATAATTCTTTCAATCTGTCGTAATCATTAAGTTCTAATAACATTTTTTGTGCTACATCGTAAGGAATACACATTTGGGTTGTGTCGACAGGTTTTTTTACTTGTGCTTCGGATATGAAACTAACAAACACAAATGAAATTAAAAATATTAGTTTTTTCATGTTAAAAATTATATCTACTTCTTAACAGACTATCAATTTGTTTCTTGTCTGCGTTTTTTATCTCTTCTCTTTTTTGAGTGTAAAAATTATTTACCTCTTTTTTCTCAATTTTTATATGTGAAATTTTATCGTCAATCTCATCAATTTTGTGTTGGTAAGATTGTATTGAGTCACTCAAACTTTTTTGGAGGTTTTTCATCTCGTTGATGTGTTTGTCTATTTGTTCTAACTTATATTTGTTAAGTTCTGACATATCAGGAGTTGGTGTAAAAACTCGAACCAACAAATAAACAAAAATCACCCCCAATAAACCAAGAACAATATTTTTCCAATTTTTAATTAAGAACTCTTTCATTTTTCAACATCTTCTTGTCTTGTTGCGACAATTTTACTCCATTTATTTTTAAATTTCTCATAATAAGCTTGTAACTTATTAATTGTTTCCAAATAATCTTGATCTATTTTTATCATTTGACCATTAATGTAGATACCATTTGGTTCGTTTATTGTATAGAAAAATTCAATATCATTTTCTAAAATTTTACCCGACCATTCAACGTTACTTGGGAAAACATTAAGTCTGCCAAATTCAACTAATTCGGCAACATCAGTTCTAAACTCATCAACACTTGAGGTAAATGCGTTTTTTTCATCTGTAGTCAATTGTAGATCGGCCTTAGTTTTTCCATGAAGAACGATAATATTGGCCAATATTCTAAAAGCCTTTTGTTTATCTCTTTGAGTTCCGATTTCATCAGAATCCTTTTTTTCTTTTTGGAAAGATTGGTTTTCATCTTTAACAACTTCTTCTTCCTTCTCAACAGGTTGTTCTGTTAATAACCCATACTGTTTTTTAATACGTTGGGCATCTTCATTTAAATTTGTATTAAAGGCATTTCTTGATGCTCTAATCAAATTTTTTATTTCATCGTAGTTACTCATCATTCAACAATTTATTAAATTTTTCAAAATCAAATGCCGGACTTAGATCCGTTGCAAATTCATCAAAGTTTGATCTCGTAATGATACCCATAAAAGACTCAACACCTTTTACCTTTGTGTTGTGTCCAATAAAGTTTTTTTCAATTTTATGTTTTTTTGTCAACTCTAAACACAACTCTGCAGTTTTTTCAACTTGTATGTCGGTGTATGGGTGCCAAAAAAAATAATCTCTCCACTTACGATCAAAAACTTTCTCTTTATAAATATTACCAATCCAATTAATGTGATGGTGTTTTAAAGGTTCTTTTTCTAACCATCCTAAGTTTTCCAAACAAACCACAATTGATTTGGAATTTATTCGATCATTATTAGTAAAATAACCATTTAATTCTTCATCTAATAACTGCAAAATCCTACCGTCTCTACTAATAATGTAATGAGGTAATCTGATAGGTTTTCCACCAAATCTAAATTTTATTGAGACCATATAATCAAAAAGTGTTCTTGATGTGTGACAAAGAACTATTTGATTTTTTTTGTCTTCTTTTTTAAAGTTTGTTTGGATTAAATTTTCAATTATTTCCATATATTATTTTTGATATTTTAAAACCCTCTTCTCAATCTCTTCTAACTTTTTATTAAACAATCTTTCTTCAACTTCATTTCCCTGATCATCAAATATTTGACCATTATCGTTTACGTAATATTTGAAGGGGACCTCGACAGGAACCTCAATTTCTTTTACCACTTCAACAGGAACTTCTCTTACAACCTCAACCAATCTATCAACAGGAACCTCTCTTACAACTTCCACAGGAACCTCAACAATTTTTTCAACTTCCTTAATAATTTCAACAGGAACTTCAACAATTCTTTCAACAATTTCAGGTTCGACTTGGGGGGTGACTTGGGGGGTGACTTGGGGGGTATGATTTGCAAAATAACTTTCAGGTATTTCTACCTCATCATAAAAAGGATACTCATCTTCAACTTTATCTTCTTCCTCATCTTTTCTTCTATAAATTTTAAATGCTTGGTTTGTAGAAATAACTAAAGCAATTGCTAAAGGATCAAACACAAATATCAGAGTTAGAATAAAAAAGTTAGCAGTTTTTTTAACATCCCAACCTGTAATCTCACTTAAATACTTGATTGCACCTAACTCACCTGATTCAATTTCTGTGGAAGCAAGATCTAATATTTCTAAATCTAATCTAGTAATACTATCATTAAGGGATTCAATTTTCTTTGATATTCCATCTCTATTCTCTTGAGCAACTTTTAACTGAGTCTCAAAAGCCTTTCTATTACCTCCATTTGCTCTTGTAATGACCTGTCCCGTCGTTCTATCTATTGATTGGGTAGTTGTGTTAGTTGAGAGGGCGTTTCTTAAATTGGTGATATCTTTGTCCAAAACACTTTTCTCTTTTTGATAGTCAGTTTTGATTTCTTCGAATCGAGTTTTTTTAACTTCAATATTTTCAATTACTTTATTGTTAATTTCAAGACCCGCAATATTTTTTTGGAATCCTGTTGAAAGTAACCCGTAGATACCAACAGAAGTTAGAATTGAAAGAACTACAAGGGCCATTGTAAGATAGATCTTCAAAACTCCGTAAGTTTCTTTCCATTTGTCGTGTAGATAGGTTGCAATTGCAAGTTTAGATATTTCTAAAAACGATCCCATTATAATAACAGGAATTGCAACAGCTGAGAAAATTATTGATAAACCTATAACACTATAATAAGCGGCAGTCCCTGACAATCCTAAAGCACAAAACAATAAAAACCAGGGTAAAAATTTTTTATTCATTTAATTTGTTTTATTTGATAAATATCAAAATAATCAAATGATTGATAATTATAAACCCTATAAAACAATAAAACCCCCACCGGTACCAGTGGGGGAGTGTAATTTCATTCTACCGTATAGATAGAATTGGGGAGTTTCACCCTGGTGACTTCAGGCACCTTCTGCCGAGTTGTATGGGTAATCTCGGTTCAACCCATTCTATAAATAATCAAATAATTCGGAAGAATCATTTCTAAGTCTACGAAGAGCTTTTTCTTTAATTTGACGAACACGTTCTTTTGTTAAACCAAAGTCAGATCCAATATCTTCCAATGTTCTTGGTGTTCCTGTTAAACCAAAGTAATCACCTACAATGACTTTTTCTCTTTCATCCAAAACATCTAAAAGTCTCATTAACTTATCTTTTAATATGTCTTTTGTGTGAAAACTAGCGTCAGGTGCTACAGCGTCTTTATTCTCAATCATATCAATCAAAGTATCACCGTCTTCATTGATATTCATATCCAAATCTATGATAGATGGTAAAGTTTGGAACTTGTCGTCAAGTTTTTTTCCTGTTTGCTCTAATTCCTTTTTAGCCTTTTGTAAGTCTTGGACAACGTTTACCGGTAGACGGATCGTTCTCGAATTATCGTTCAAAGATTGGATTATGGATTGTTTAACCCACCAAACAGCATAAGATATAAAACGTAAGTCTTTATTCCAATCAAAGTTCTTGATTGCTTTCATCAAACCAAAATTACCTTCTGCAATAAGATCTGACAAATCTAAACCTTGATTTTGATATTGTTTTGCAACTGTTATTACAAAACGTAGGTTTCCTGTTAAAAGTTCTTCCTCAATTTGTTGTTTTTCAATCAAGGTAAGATCATTCGACTTCATTCGTGTGGCTAAATGACGTTCGCGTTCTGCAGTCATTACCTTAATTTTTCTAATATCTTTAAGGTAGTGATAAATCTCATCCTGATTGATAGGTGCCCCTGTGTTTTTGTCTTTCATATATGTTTGTTAAAGTGATTTTGAGTATTCGTCTAACTTTTGTTTTTCAACTTCAGATAATGAATTCATACCTTGAGTACTAATTTTATCTAATAGTTCGTCCAAAGTCATATTACAAACTTCTTTTCTTTTTAGATTTAAAATAAGATCTGCAATATCCAAAAACGTTTCACCATCACCAAGATTTTTTGTTCTTAATTTTGGTGCCGCTGGTTTATGTTTCTTCGGTGTGGTGTTCTTTAACGACATTAAGTGCTCAAGGTTGTCTTCATCAAAGTTTGAACTGTGGTCTCTACCTTTTTTTGTTAAAAGATATTCAAATCCCGGTATTTCTTCGGAAATAAAGAATACTACATCAGCAACATCTTTAAAATCACTTTTACATCCAAAATGGAAGATTGCATGTCGATCTCCATACATAAATTTAACCTGACCACTAGTCATATGTTCTGCAAGTTGTGTTCCGATTTCTTGTGTTTTTTCTTCTGAATTTTCTACTTCAGAATTATAATATACAAAAAGTAAGTAGTTCATTTGTGTGTTTTAATTGTTCTACAAATATACTGATAAAATTCTAATTAGTTTTAAAAATTCTATAAAACTTTTGACAAATTGTTTTCTTTCTTAATTTTTACAACATGATCACCCCAAGTTGATACTATTGAGTTGTGACTTATTACAAAGATCTTTTCAAAATAATCTTTAATTTTTGTGAAGAATTCATAAACCATCTCTAAGTTGTCATTAGCAATTTTTCCAAACACCTCATCAAGAACAACAAGATTTGGTTTGGGTAAACTTGCAATCTTAGTAAGAACTGATCTCAAAGCTAATGAAGAAATTGTTTTTTCAAAACCTGAACCTGAAGTCATTAATTTCTCAACACCAGTTGCATTATCAGTCATAATAAATTCAACCTCATTCTTTTCATTAATACGAATTTCCAATTTGAAATAACATGAGTCTTCCATCAATCTTTGTAATTCAGAATTGATTAATGGCATCATTGTTTTCATAATTATTTTTGATATACCGTTCTTACCATAAAGTTCCAAGTAGATCTTATATATCTTTTCTTTTTCTTCTTCCTCTTTAATTGTAACAATTTTCTTTTGGTTAATATCAATCTTTTCCTCAATAGATTTAATTGATCCCTCGTTTGTTGTGATTGAATTATTAATCGTTCTTCTTTGATTTTCCAACTCATCTAATCTCACGTCGGCCTTTATTAACTGAGCTTCGATTTTTTGATTTTCTTGGATTTTATCTTGAATTTCCTCCCATCTTTTGATCTTATCACTTAACGACCCAATCTTAAGGTCACAACTTTCAACAGAAATCTCATACTTTTCTTTAACCAACTTGTTTTTTTCATATTCGTCAAACTCTTTTTTGAGTTGTACAAAACTTTTTTCTTTGTCGGATAAATCCGTCATAAGTGTTGTTTTTGTGGTTTTTTGCACGATAAATCCATCTAATTCGGCAATTTTGGCATTTGTAATAGCAGCATTCATCAACTCAATTCCACAGTGTTCACATTTGATTCCACCTTCAACTGAAGATTTTAATTTGTTAATTGACGCAATTTCTGTATCAACTTTAACGATCTCTTTGTAAAGAATGTTGATCTCTTCTTTAACCTTGTCATGGATTTCTTCTTCATAGAATTTAGAAGGTTCAACAACTTTGATTTCGGATATTTTTGCAAGATATCCCGATTTCTCACGTTCAATTTCTTTAATTTCATCTTTGGTTTTTTCAGGGTTTAACAAACTCAATTCTTGATCAATGTTTGTGTGTTTTTTCTTTAACATATCATCACGATATGTTTTACCTTTTGTTATCGCTTCATCAGTCTCAACCAATTTTAATTTACTTTCCTTAATTTGATTTTGTAATTCAGAAATTGAGTTTTGATACGTTTCAATATCAGTCTTTAATTGCTCTGATGAATAAATGTTGGAAATTTTTTGTTTTGAAAACTCGGAGTAGATTTCTTTTGCAACTTCTTCTTTTCTTTTCAAAAACTCAAGTCCCATAAAACGTGACAAAACCTGGCCTCTTGCCGTTGGTTTTGACTCTAACAACTCTTCAAGATTTGATCCTGTTGTTAGAATTGTCATTAAGAAGTCCTCTTTGGTTCCAATTGAATTCTTAATGAAGGCTTCTGTTTCTCTTCTTTGTTCACCAGTAAAATTTAATAAGGTACCGTCCGATAATTTTTTGAAGAAGTCCAATTCTGTTTTAACGTTCCAATCACCTTTCTTAGATAACTTTCTTTCAATGTTTCTTATAATAACATAATCTTCACCATCAATTGTAATTTCACCTTTAACGTGAACTTTGTCTTTATTTGAAAATCGGTTGAAGATCTCCTCGGCTTTGGTTGTTTTTGTCGTTTCATTAAAGAATAAAAACATTAGGAGGTCAACGGTAAGAACCGTTTTCCCCCCAAAGTTTGGTGGATCAGACTCAACCACCACAATCCCATTTAACTTATCAAAGTCTAATCTTTGATTTTCTCCATATGATAAAAAGTTTGAGAACTCAATGTTTCGAATATACCACTTTTTAAATTGAGCTTGGTTTTCTTCGTCCCCAGACATTCTATTCTCAACCATTCTATTAATAGCTAATATATCCTCACTTTTATCTTCGTGCCCTTTTGACTTTAGATAGTTTGTGATTAGTTCAAGTTGGTACTGAGCATCGTTAATATTTACCGAAACATCAATACTTTGCATCGTTTCGGTTTCAACGTTTTTTGCCTTTGTTAACACATTTACATTCGTTGTGTTATACTTTTTTGAGAAGTAATGTTTTACACTTTTGAGTTTATCCTGTGTGAAGTTTTCTGGTAAATCTTCCCAAACAACTTGTATAATTGGGTTTTCAAACGTAGAAAAGTCCAAGTCTTTTATCATAATATTGTAGTTAAATAATTTTGGCGGATTAAAAAGATCCATTTTTATTCTTCTGTTGGTAACTCTCTATCTTCGATTGTATATCCCGCACTATCATATTCAGGTTCAAATTCTTTGTTGATTTTTGCAGACTCCTCTTCATTAGGAGTGAACTTGAATGCATGGTCAACTATTTTATCTTCAACTAATTCCATTTTAACTTCTTGATCTCCCACCATTGCAGTCATTTCATCATTTTTCAATTTTTCCAATTGTTGTTGTAGTAACATATCAAAAGCTTTTTGCATGCCAGCCTTTTCTTGTTTAATTTTTGCATTTCGTTTTGCAACTTTCTTTCTGTGTTCTTTTGCCGCTTTTCCCATTTTTACTTTTAGTTAATTATTATTATTTGGTCTATTTTCTTCAAACCATTCGATTACACTATTAATCGCCCATACGGCACCTGCCGATAACATTCCATCAAAAAATATAGAAATATATTTATTAAGTCCAATTATTTCATGCCAAGGTGCAAACAATGTTAACGATAAAAAGAATCCTACCCATGTTGATGTGCAAAGTACACATTTTATTAAGTTTGAAATGAATTCAAATACTGGTCTAAAAATAGTCAATCCAACATTAGGTTGTGCGTTATTATGGATCCAATTTCTTAATCCGTTGAAGATTGATCCGTAAACCAAAATATTGGTCATCCCATAGGCCGCAATCATCCACATTAAAATTATCATACTCGTCTATTTAAATTTGATCCCCTCAAAAGGTAAGCTTGATTTTGATTACCGTTAAGAAGTTCTCGGTTTATTTTTTCCAATTCTCTTATTTGTTCGTTTTTTTGTTGTAACTCACTTCTTAAGTTTTGGAGTGTTTCTTGTAACATTTTTGTCTTATCATTTGTTACGAGAATGTCTAACTTTTGTCTAAGTTCGTCTAAATCTTCATCCTTTTCAGACATTTTATTTTGGAAAATATTTTCCATTTCTTCCGTTTTAATGGAAAATTCTTCTCTAATTCTGCCAATTTCGGTAGTTTTAATCGAAATTTCTCCGTTTAACTGTTCTATTTTTGACAACAGTTCATTTACTTGAGTATCATCAGAGGTGTGGATTATTTTCTCAACTTCCTTGATTACCTCAATAGGTATTTCAACAATCTTTTCAACCTCTTTAATAACCTCAACTTCTTTAATAACTTCGACAGGAACTTCCACCCGTATTTCTTTTATTACCTCTATTTCCACTCGTTTTTCCTGAACTTCACCCGTTTTTAAGTCTTTTTCACCTTCATTAAGTGTTTTTTCCAAAAGACCATATTTTCTGATATCAAATCCTTGTTTAAAACAAAGGTAAATGAAATTATCCACATCCTTAATTTCTTTGGATTCACAAAATGCAGACACCGCCTGCATCATTTCCTTACTAAATATTTTGGAGTTTTTCGGTTCCATTTTCAATATCTTCAAATGATTTTATGGAGAACTTTAGAAATGGTTTTGGGTTTGGTAGATCTACATAAGAATATTCTTGACTTTCAACATTGTAGATCCCATAACCGTGTCGTCCAATACTCTCACCAATATTTTGTTGGATTGGACTCCCAATCATATAACCTTTACCGGTTTTGAATTTGAATTCTTGTCTTTTGTGAATGTCTCCACATAACACGGTTTCTAACCCATCGAACTTTTCAACGTCATATGCCTCCTCACCAAAGTCAAACCCAAGATCTGTTTTCATTCCCTGAATTGGTCCGTGAAATAATCCAATTCTTTTACCTTTCGCTTCAGTAATTTCAGGCGGAATATTACCTTGATATTGTGAATACACACACCAACTGATGTTTTCGTCTTCATAAACTCCTCTGTCTTTGTAATAGACGATGTTTTCACTATTCAGTGAATTAATGATAGGTGAAAGAGCATCCAATCTTTCTGTGTTATTAACCAAGAAGTCGTGGTTACCTGGAATAATAATTGTTTTAGCAACAGAAGAACATTCTGTTAATAACCATCTAACCATCTCAATAAGTTCAGGTGTCATTTGGTTTTTAGAATGAACTAAATCACCCGTGAACACGATGCGTTCTGGCTTCAACTCTTTCCATTGTTCAATGGCAGTTTCCAAAATTGATTTATACAAATCGTGGTCTTTAAAAAGACGGATATGTAAGTCTGAAAAGTGTATAAGTTTCTTAATCATTCAATTGTGTTTTGTCTCCGCAATATACTTCGTATGGTGGTCTGTAGGGATCATCTTGGACGGGGAATGGATTAATCGGTACTGGTATGTGTTGGAAAGGTAATAAATCGCTTTTAGTTCTTTCCTCTTTTACTTGACCCATCTTTTCAATTATAGGTGCGATATTTAGTTTTTCACTTTCAAGCTTATTGGTCAAATAACCATCTAACCAATAGTAAAATTCTTTGTATGTCATGCGTTTTCTCTACAATAAAGGGTTGCCAAAATCATTCTTGCAAATTTGAAGTGTTTAACTTTACCCAAGTTTAATCCATAAAGCATTGCAATACTTTCTAAGTATGGTTCTGCTTCACTGATAGTCATTTTACCTATTTCCATTAGTCTATGAATAATTCAAAGTCTTCGTTTACGTGACCACACTCATTACACATATAAGTTGGGAATGGTACAATTGTGTCTTCGTGACTTCCTGTTAATAATTTAGGTACTTTCTTAAGCATTGTTACTTCTTTGAAGAACTTTGACTCGCATTTTTCACATTTGATTGTCTGTTGTTGTCTAAGATCAATCTTTGGTTTAATAATATCGTCCATTTTTATTTTATAATATAGTTTATTTTTACTTTAATAGGTAATAATTGGTCCCAACTAGTTGTTGTTACCCAAGTAGGTGTTATTGTTAGTGTCATACTCAATAATAGTTTATTTATTAATTTTAGTCAAATATTGTTTCATGTCCATTTCTAAAATAGTATTCATCGTTTTTTTGGATACTCGGTACTCATGGTACTCTCTTTCTTCAGTAATCAAAACGATAATACAACCTAATAGTTGTATGTTTTCATATTTAGTTCCTTCTAACATTTTCAAAAGTAACTTACCATAAAAAGGTAACTGGGTATTGTAGTGACCTAAAGCATTATCAGGTAAGTCTTCAAATGGTTGTTTCATTTTTTTAGTATAACGGGTAACCGCAAAATTCTTTGGTTTGTTAGATTTCCAATCCGTTATTAAAATACCAAGATTCCCGTTTGTTCCAATGACTAACCACACCTTATCGGGTTGTCCTGTATAACCTAAGTCAGGATGACCTAAAACCATTTCTGTATCAATTAATATACATCCTCTTTCTTTAAGAAGTTCTATGTAATGCTTACCAGCCATAATCATAGTATCACTCTTAATGATCTGTTCTGCATCACAATCAAATATTGGTTGTCGTACAATTTTCTCAACTCCAAATTCTTTTAGTGTATGTTCTTCCAAAAAGAAGTGACAACGAGATCCCAAGTTTGTTGATTTTCTACCGGCTTCCGCCCACTCTTCCATTAATCTTTCGGCCTCATCAGGATCACCACCGGCTTTGTTATACGCCGCTTGTTCCGTTGGAAAGTCGTCATAAAATATTTTCATAACTTTAGATACCGATGGAAAATCTGATTTTAAATTTCCATCTTTATCCAACATTGTATATTTGTGACTTTCCTCTTCAAAGGTAAGTTGGAACTCTTTTTGTCTTTCAGAAATGATGTCCCTAATTTCTTGTGCAATTTTTTTTAAATCCATTATCTTATAATATGATAGTATTCTTCTTTTATTTCACCTCGTAGGTCGGCAATATCTTTATCGTCAGGTAGTTTTATTATTTTAATTCTACCCCATAATTCACCACCATGTAATTCGTGGTATAGTTTAACTGCGTTTTCCCAAGCATCAGCATCTAAACAAATAATTATATCAGCCTTTGCCTTTTTGTATATCGTCTCAAACAAAAGTTCTGACATGTGTTTACCTAACATTGGAATTGGGTTATCTACGAATAACCCATCGAACGCACCTTCCACCAAATAAATGTCTTTGTTCCAATCAATTAGATTTTCCCAAAATATAATTTTGTCTTTTTCGGCTTCAGGATTTTTATATTTAGCACGAGACATTGGGTTCCAACTTCTCGCAATATAATAATTCAACTCACCTTTTGTATTGTATGATGGGATTACAATTCGACCAGCATGATCCCCTTTATCACAAAATCCAATACCAAACTTTTCTATCATCTCGTCTGTGATCCCACGATTTTTAAGATAATTCATGGCTTGTCTTCTCACAGGATATACCGGACTTGAGTCTTTGAACAACGTAAAACCCTCAGGGAGTTTCATCGTTTTTTTCTTTTTTTCTCTCTTTACAACGGTTTCAGGTTTTAGAACATTATAAAGTTTTTTTTGTTTTTTATTTCCGTATTTATCAAAAATTCTACCTAATGCTCCGTGCGTACCCTCACTATCACCGCAGGACCAACACTTATAGACATTATCTATGTAATTGACCTCCATATTATGTTTATTTCTACCGTCATCACATACGGGGCAGTTGAAGGAAATTTGTCCCCGATTGGGGTAATGAAGTCCGTGATCACCAAGAACTTCCTCCAATAACTCAACTAACGCTTCATTTTCTTCCATCTCCTATAATATAATCATAAACTTTCAATACATCAACTACACAAACTTTCATGTTCTTTTATATTTATTGTTGATATGCCAACACAAATTACAATTACTGGTTTAAGCGGTTCTTCACCTTTTGACATTTACACATGTGATACAGGTTACACAACTTGTATTTACATAGATACAATAACATCGGGTCAAATCCCATATGTTTTTGATCTTCCGTATATTTTAGAAGGTATGGGTTCGGTAGGTGTAAAATCAGTTGATAGTAATAATTGTTTGGTTGAAGAAAATTTGTTGATATAATATGTCTTGTAATAATTTAGGTTTATTTTCATCCGCCTCAGACCCTAACAGTTCCTGTGGATCTACTTTGAGTTTTACTCTTTATGGTAGTGGTTTAACTGTAGGTGACATTGTTTATTTAGACTCAATATGTAGTAGTCCAGCATTACTATCATACTATTCAGATGGTATAGATGTATATGATATAGATGGTTCAGGTACAATTATTGGTAGTTCAGGTTGTACTTGTCCTCAGTTTTTTTGTGTTGAAAACGACACTAATTATGATGACACTTATCAGTTAGCAGGAATTTACGATGGTGAATCTTATTTTACAGGTCAAACCACCGGATATTTCATGTTTTATTCAACAGGTGAAACAAGATGGTGTTTAGCACAAAACTTAGGTGACCCATGTGATCAGTTTGGTCCTTTTGGAAGCACATCAGATTGTCCTGATTTTGACGACACGGTAGCGTATACCGGAATTTGTGTAACAACAACCACAACTGTGGATCCATGTGCTACATTTGATTTTAGCGCCATTTTTGATTGTTTAGTTCCTACAACAACTACAACAACTACAGCAGCCCCCACAACGACTACTACGACAACAGTACTTCCTAATCCTTGTAGTGGAAAGTCAATTACGGCTATTGCGGTCACATATACCACAACTACAACCACAATAGCACCAACAACGACTACCACAACAACTATTAACTATCCTTGTAATTTTTCAGGCGAAGTTATATTCAATACGTTTACTGAAGTAATTCAATGTGCTAATAGTAAAAGATTTAGTGATTGTTTCAATGGTGTAGATTATTATACTTCAGATTTAGTTTTAATTTCAGGAAATACTCCTTTAGAAAATTACGTATATTTTGCAGAAATTAACGGTCAACAAACTTGTGTTACATTTGAAGGTTTGTTTGAAAACATAAGTGGGGTTGACACAGTTGTATTATTAACTGAAATAGGTTCAAGAGTTGATGGTTCTTGTTTAGCTTGTTTTTCTAATATACAACCAACTACGACCACAACATCAACAAGTACTACAACCACAACTACAACTTTACCTCCTTGTATCCTTACAAGATGGTACGTTGAGAATAATAGTCCAAGTTTTGTTAAATATGACTACTACGAGTGTGATGGAACAGTATCTACAGGTGGATTAAACGGTTATACATCCGTTTACGTTTGTTCAATTACAATTCCAACGTCAACTTCACCTAACTTTACCGCTACAGATACAGGCGCAATTTGTTAATAAAAAAAAATATCGTCTAAAAAGACGATATTTCAAATTATCGGTTATATAAAAGATATTATTTCCAAATTTCTTTTGATCTCATAAATCCTAAAACACAAGTATAGGCGTCTGTTTGATCAAAATTTTCTTTCTTTAATGTATTGTTTTTTGTATAATGCCATGTAATTTGGGGTTCTCTTTTTGCAACTTTTTCCCAAATGATCATTTTCTTATCCACGTCTTTTGGTAATCCACCAAATAATACAAATTTTTTCTTATCGTTTTCTTGAACTAAATCTGGGAATGCAAATTTTCTTGAGTTGTAAGTTGAAATAAATTCAGGAACAATTCCCATTATATTATAGATTTCTTTAAACACAAAACTATTAAATCTTAATAGTGTTTGTATTGTATAAATGTTATTAGAATTCAAAAGTGGTTCTTCTATGATAATTCTAACAATTCCTAAATCTTTATATTGTTTAAGTTTTTCGGCAAATATTTCTGATTTCAACAATAATTCTTTTAATTTATCATCCTCATCTTTTTCCATTTTTGGTCTTGGTGAGATGTGAGTTAATTCAAGTAATTCTTGTGTTTTAATATCAAACAATGCCCACCCTATGGTTTTTGTGGAAATATCAAGACCCAAAACTTTGGGGGAGTTTTTTAAATTTTTTGCCATAAAACTATTATTTTATTTATATTATAAACTATGAAGATAAAAATTGTAGTTTTATTAGAAATCTAATTTGATAACGTACTGTTGAATTCCTTGTCTTAAGATAGGTGATTGCATTTTAGACATAACTAAAACATCTTTATTTTCATCTAAAAGAGCGATTTCTGTAACATAAGATGGTGTTCCTTGGGTCCAAGTTGGGTTTTGAGAGAGTAAGAATTCATTATCACTTAAGTTAATTTTATATTTCATCTCATACAATGTTGCTTGAATGTCGGTTTCTAAATTACCGTAGAAATAGTATTCATCACCAAAATTTAATTGTTGTCCTGTAGCACCATTAGGAACTAAACTTATGTAATTGTTTAGATTGTATATAGGTGCACTTCCATAATTTTCTGCAGTCACAACAAAAGTAGTTGCAGTTAAAGATTCTTGCGTTACATAACCATTAATGAAGTATTGTTCAATTTGACTTGTAAAATCAATTAACCTCCATTGTGCCGGATCAGGTCTTACTCCCGATAATGTTTTTTGAGCCAATACTTGGAACTGTTGTGCGTAGAATCCAGCAGGAACAGTACATACAGGACACTGAGTTGTTGTAGTTGTTGTATATGGTGGATTAATTGTAGTTGTTGATGTGGTTACAGGATTAAATGTTGTGGTTGTAGTTGTTGGTGAGAATCCAGGTTGTACTAAACATGGGAAATCTCCACCAAATCTAATTGCAACATTCTTTGGTGTTTCAGGTGAACAGACATTTTCAGTTCCAACGACACTTGTGTAGTAATTACTATGTAATGAATTTGTAAATGTGTTTGAATTTGATAATCTATAAGTCACCCAAAGTGTTTCTCCTCCTCCTGTCAAAACACCTGTAGTATTTGAAGTTCCACACGTGTTTGGTGTTATTAAAGACACTTGTGGTGCCGGTAATGTCCAGTTTCTATTTGATTTATATGATAGAGCGGCCACCAATTCTTCGTCGTCAATAACAATTAGTTTTGAATCGGGGTAAACTTTACCTACTCTACTTGGTTGACCATTAGGTTGTGCAAATGTATCCCAAAGATTATAATACCTAAGTCCAGGTTGATTCATTTGTTGTGAAATCTTAGATTTAGTATATTGAACTTGAAATAAATTTTGATTGTCAAATCCAGGAGGATCAACCCAAAACGTTTGTCCAAAACAACATTCAGGATTTTTATGCCACATTATTGTTGGCATATGTAACTTGAAATTTCTTGCTTGACCTTGGGTGTTCTCAGGGTTTTGAGTGTCGTATGGTTCTAATGCAAATTTTTCACCATAGAAGAAATCAATGGTTTGGTTAGTATAGTGTATAATTGCTATAGTTTTTTGTTCTTCAGGTGTAACTACAATTTTTTCACCAAAAGAATTGTAGTAATACACATCGTCCGTAGATGTTTGACCATCAGATGAAGTGTATCCAAAATATTCTTTTTGTCCTATATAATTAATAGAACCAAATTTTGTATAGTCTTGAAATTGAGCCGACGCTAAACCAGCAGGACTCTCAGTCCAAGGAATGTTCATATTCCATATTTTAACATCAAACTGATCAGTATCACAAACCGATTCGAAGTCAATCACACTTTTACTCCAATGTGGTTCAGGTGTAAAACTATCATACAAAGGAACCATCTGTGGTGGATAAATTAATGTTCTCGCCCAACAATCAATAGATAAATTTGTAAAATCAGGTGTCTCTCTATCTAACGTTAAAACATCACCACAAACTTCAACAATTCTATAAGTTAAAATTGAAAAACAACTTACCACATCTTTCAAACAATCAGGTGGTGGTGGTACGGGACATTGAGCACTTGGTGTTGGTGTTAAACATGGTGTATGCGTTGGTGAAGGTGTTGGTGTTGGTGAAGCACATGGTATTGAATTTGTACCTGTTGGTGTTGGTGTAGGTGTTGGTGTACTATACAATGAAGGTGTAGGTGTTGGTGTAGGGAAATTAGTACAAGAACAATCAGTTTCTGCCCTTCCATCGTAATATATTGTTATAAAATCTCCAACATTAGGTGTATTATTATTTTGAACGTTACAGTCCATTCTTTGTACACTTATTTGATTTGTTCCGTTCAACGTAGACATATTAACTACATAATTTGGTGTGATAACATATGTGTTGTTAACTAATGCTTTCCAATCTATAGTAGACGCTGTTGTATTTCCTGTGAAAAATCCTCTCATGGCTGCTCTATTATAAACAGATTCAATACCTGAATCCATAAAAGGAATACCATATATGTTTGTTTGTCCCTCATCAACTAAATATGGATATTTGATGTACTGTCTATTTGACTCAGGAACACCTGAACTATTCTGCGCATTGAACTGTGGCTCTAATACAACAGTATTAGCCTGATTGTATGTTGATGGTAATTCATTGTATGAAACTTCACTATCCCCTACTGCAAAGTACAAGATATTAAAATTACCTTCAGACATTTTTTGTCTACCTGTATCCGTTACACGAGTGTTAACTAAACCAGATGTATTTTTAATTATGTAAGCCATTTATTGTAAATATTCTTATATTCAATTTATAAAACTGATTGTGGTGCTGGTGGAACCGTATTAATTAGATTCGCATCACAACATTGACAGTTGTTTATCATTGCATTAGCTATGGATAGTGTATAATACCCTAAAGCATTTGAGCAAGATGTAACAGGAGCATTAATAATACTATTTGTAGTACTACCTGTAACAACTTGACCGCTTGTTAATGTTATTGTGTTTAAATACGTATTACTAATTTGAGTATTATTCAATGGTCCAGGAACACTACAAGGTCCACCTAAAGGATATGTATTAGCTGTCGTATTAATGTTTGTCATAAGACCTACACCATTAATAGTTGTAAAATTATTATATGTAGGTATTGGACTTAAACTTTGTGGGTAATAATTGAATACTGATGACATAACCACGTCCACTGTTAAGGTAGCTCCAACAGGTAACGATGGTGCGGTTAACGTAAAAGTATTATTATTGTAATTTACATTCATTGTTACATTATAAATGGTGGTTGGTATGTTATTAACTACCACTGGTCCAAACGAACCTATTGTTGTGTTTACGTCTTTTACAAATACACTGTAAGTTCCTGGTAAAACATTACTAAATATTGGTGATGGTTGATATGATATTCCTCCGTCTATTGAATATTGATATGGTGCATCTCCTCCCGAAGCACTTACGGTAATATTACCATTGTCTCCACATAGAGCATCATTTACAATTGCAGACGCTAATACAATGTATGATTCTGAACATTCACCTTGTGTAATATCAACACTATAAACTTCAGGTGAACCATAAACCTGCCAATTACTTACAGGCGGATATGAAGGATCATTATTTGAAACCAATGTTGATGGGTTAGTAAACCCTGTCATAACCCACTGAGCAGGTGTTGATCCGCTATTCCAATATACAACATATTGATCTGTTGATGATGACCAACTAGGTTCTCCATTTATTTCGACACTTGGGTCAAGTTGGACCTGTGATGTGATTGTTGCAGAACCAGGTTTTGTCGATCTTAAAACTATTGTTGCACAAAGAGGAAACTGTTCTTTAGGTATTGTTGGTGGCGAACAATTACCAATTGTTGATTCAACAATTAAATACGGTGTGTCTGAAACAACTTGCCAATCACCTGTTGTTCCTGTAGGATATAATCCATCAGGTAATATAAGTGTATTATATGGTGATAATTGACAATCTAATGTTTGACAAAAAAACCATTTATTCGACGAACTTGGGTCCCAAAAAACGTAACCCAAAAGATTTACACCATATTGTATTTCAAAGTATGGTTTGGTATTTTTAAACCCTTTTACTTCTGAATTAATGTATACTAACTGATCCTCTACTACACCTGTTAATACAAAACACATACCTGAATAATTTATAGTTTCAGCAGTTAAAACACAAGTTGTAAATGCTGAGAAATCACCATAATAATCCGTAACAGATGCTGAGTATTCTCCAACACCAAGATTAGTAAGTGCTGGCGCAAAACTTCCAACTTCCCAAAATATAGTATAAGGTGGCGTTCCTCCTGTTACAACTAATTCAACCGCCCCGTCAAAATTTCTTTCTGATGAAGGTTGTTGTGTTATACAAGTAACTCCCATAGGGAATATAGTAATAACATCACATTCGTTTGTTGGTTTTACAGTTGGGATTGTTGGTGGACATTGGTTATCAACACAAATGTCAGTTAATTTAATTGGGATTTGTACTTGATTATCAAACTGTGGATAAACTTTACTACAAATATTATAAGTTAATCCTTCTTGGATAGTATCGACAATAATTTCATCATTACAATTAACATATGTAACATCAGTTGTTTGAACCACAGATCTTATAAAATAACAATAACATTGACAATTGCATGTTATCCCTGTTGAAATTGTTATTTCGTTTGTTATGGTACAGTCTATCACACCTAAACTTAACACATAAAAACAAGTCTCCTCTATTGTTACTGAATCTATCGAATTTACAGAGATGTATGATGCCGAATAAGCGCTCAACCCACTAAAGTTTGAAATGATCGGTTCGTAACTTCCGTCGCAAGAATATAATATATAACAATTTTCTACCATCTATTAACAATAAATAATCATATGTTGTATTTTTGAATATAAGATTTCATATTATCGATATATTTTATTGTCGAACTATCTTTATCTATGTAATCAAAATGATTAGGGTTTTCTCTCAACTTAGAAATTGGGTTTATATTAATGTAATCACCTTTGTAGAATTTTGTAGCTCTTAGGTTATCAGTCACACCAGCCATATGAAGTATTGGTTTTTTTTCATAAGTTTCTATGGTATCCGTTGCCCAAGAAAAATCAAGATCTTCTGTAACTTTAGTTTCAATATTATACAACCATAAATTCCATAATAATGACCACATCTCAGCAGTCCAAAATTGTATTTGACCTGGATTTATCGGGAATCTTTTTTGATAATCCAACATCTTGTCATACATAGTAGTTGAGTCTCTATAGATTTTATCCCATAACTCACAATTTGTATTTTTGATTAGGTATTGTCCTCCACCAGAATTTTCTTGATTAATTTTGATTGTCTCAACGTCAACACCAATTACATCTGCCATTTCACTTATAAGTTGTCCTTTATCTGAATTGGGGTGTTGTTGTTCATATCTTTCACAACAATCCATAATATAGTTATATCCAATGTATCCTATTGTATCAGATAAATAACTAACCTCATCTTTTAACAACCGATCAAAACTCGGTAATTCTTTAAAAATAATGTCAGCATCATGAAGGAAAAATAATTTTCCATAATCAGGATTTGACTGTATCCACTTTGAGATGAGGTATGGTTTAATACTTGGTATATAATGTTTTTTAGATCTTTGATCAACAAAGTAATGCACATTAACCCCTAACTCTTTAAGTTGTTCTGATTCTTTAGATGGTGTGTTTACATTATTGACTAACCCTAAAACAACATGTATTTGATTTGGGTTGATTCCTTTTTCAATAAAATTATGAACATACAATTTTATTTGCCATATAAAGTAGGGGACATCGGGTTGTGCTGAAACAAATAACATATTTTCCATATAGGAAAATTAAATTAAAATAAGGTAAAGTGAATTAATTTTGAATTTTAAAGTCTATGCGATTTCATAACTTCCATTCCATAAAAATCTATCACCAGTTGTCCAAGTAAATGGGGTACTTGGTGAAACACTATCTGTAGTTCCTCCTGTATTTTGATATTGTATTGCCGCTTTGGTATTAAATCCTGCTCTTGCACCCGCTATAAATGCATTATACCAAGCGGTCCCATTATCTAATATGTCAGCATTTAATAATATTGCATCAGCATGAGCCGCGGTAAATGGTACTGACACATACCATTCTCCTGCACCAAATGTTGTTGTTGATCCCATTACAATATTTCCTCTCACAAAACATGTTTTACCAACTATTTTATACCAACCTTCTACGGTTCCATTACCAATTACAGGATTAGTTACACTTGCGGTCAAAACAGGTACATAAGATGTCCAAGCAGTATTTATTTGTGATCCTGCAAGGTTAAGTGTTGAGGCCGACACTGTGTTACCCGATATAACATCACCAATTACGGTAGCTCCCGTCACAGCACCATTTGTAGTAATACTAGACCCTGTGATAGTACCTCTTGCAGTGATTACCGATGTTAAAGTATTTGCAGAATTAATTCCTTCAAATAAATTTGTGGTGGCATCAGGATTACCCGTACCATTTTTGATTGAGAACGCACCTAAAGTTGAGTTGGTTGTTATTTCAGGTTGTACTGAGTTATTATAAGCTTGTTGTAGGTTTGTTGTTGACACACCCCCCGTAGCACCTACAGTTTCACCAAACTTAGACGCAAAAAAGAATCTTGCTTTAGTTGTATCGGTCAAATCCGTTGCGGTACTTAACACCGTTAATATACCAATAAGAACGGCATTATTTACAAAATTGGGGAATATTGTGAATGTTTCTGTTTGTAATGCTTCTATCGCCTGTACTAAAGTGTTATATTCGGTTTGACCATATTGAATTCTAAATTGTCCATTTTGCAATAGGTAAATTCTTTGGTTTGTGGCTTTAGTACCTGTGATTGGAGTTATAACACCCCCAACATCATAGTTAAGTGGGTCAATATCTGTAACATTTGTAACCGTTCCTCCTGTTTGTGTTCTATATTGGAATGTACAAGGGCTTGTTCCTGATATCGATAATGCATTTGGGTTCAATGTATTCGATGCAAAATTAATACCTAATCCATATATAAACCCGGCACTTGTGTTGAATTTTAAGTTTGCTCCGTTGGCTGATGGATATACACCCCCATTAATTAAATTAATAGGTACAAACATATCACGAAGTTGAGATAATGGTGATAAAACAAAATCAGGTTGTGAAAACACTAAGTTAATTGAAACTTTTTCAGGGTGTCCTATTTTACCTAAAAATATATTTTGTCTTCTTTGTTGTTCAGTTAGTGGTGTTGATTGTTGTCCAATTGTTGCACCACTTGTTAAATAAACAAATGTCTCAAAAGCCGTTGTTACAAAACTATCAGTATACGTTCCTCCAGTAAAATAAACAAATAAAAGTTGGGGACTCAACGGATTAGTTGTATCATCAACTATCCAACCTTTAACAGGGGCAACATTAAATGTGGTATTACTTGCCTTTGTCAAACCACTAAATTCAAAAACACCTGTTGATGAGTTTACTGTTGAGATATTATAAGACATTGCAACCCAAAAACTACCATTACTTACTAATTGTAATGAGTTTGTTTCACCTAAAATAACAAATGGTGCTAGATCTATAGTTTCACTACCATAAGGGACTACCGTAACTGCACCTCCACCATTATTTTTAATAACAACTATTCTTCCTTGTCTTCCTACGGCAGATAGTAATTGTACGTTGAATGTTCCTCCTGTAACATCAATCATAAAATCATTATCAGTCATGGTGTATGAACTATTAATTGTCAGCTGTGGAAATGTTATTTTAGATGTAGAGGTTATACCACTTGTATATGTAAGACCGCTAATTATAACAGAACTACCAGACATCCTAACTAGATCAGCATCGTTTACTCTAAAGTTCATGTAACTTGGCGGGAATGTATTGTTAGTTACAAACATATCAATGCCGACAGGTACAGTTGAATTGTCTGAAATTCCTAATTGAATGGTTCTGTTAGTTCCGCCGTCTGATGCTATAAATGGACCTTCTTTATTAACACCACTTGTGGATGTAATTAATAATTCTCCGGTTTTTTGATAGATAGACCCATAAACGTCTAAGTCATAGAGAGGGGTGTTAGTCCCAATTCCCAACCTTTTATTTACATTATCCCAAGTAAATCCAGTAGTTTGACTTACCGTACTTGCTGAACTTTGGAACAAGACTCCACCTGTAAATCCTGATTGAATCTGTGTTGAGTCAATAATTATCACATCACTTGGTAAGTTTTGATAGGTTGTTGCCGATATTGTTATCGCACTTAAACCGGCATTAAATATTGTATTACCCGTAACCGTGCCCCCTGATAATGGTAAAAATAACCCAATACCACTTAGACCGCTTGTACCATTAGTTCCATTTGTACCGCTAGATCCATTTGTTCCATTTGTACCGCTAGATCCATTTGTTCCTGAAGTACCGTTTGTTCCATTAGTACCGCTAGATCCATTTGTTCCTGAAGTACCGTTTGTTCCATTAGTACCGCTAGATCCATTTGTTCCTGAAGTACCGTTTGTTCCATTAGTACCGCTAGATCCATTTGTTCCTGAAGTACCGTTTGTTCCATTAGTACCGCTAGACCCATTAGTACCGCTAGACCCATTAGTTCCTGATGTACCGTTAGTTCCATTTGTACCACTACTTCCATTAGTTCCTGATGTACCGTTTGTTCCTGTAGAACCACTAATTAAACTAACAAGTTGAGAAATTGATGCTTTAAAAGATGATCCCGCAGGATTTTGAGAAGTATCACCAGTTATTACTATGTGAATTAAGTCTGTTAGAGAAACTCCAGTAGCTTGTATTTGATCCGTTAATAATGCCATATCGTATAATAAATATTTTGGTTACTGAAAATTAAACTGAGTTCCATCCATAAAAAAGTAATATTGTAAATTTTGGAATTGTTTTGGTAATCCTTCGGTTGAACAATAAATTATTTCAGACACTAAACATCCAATTGAATCTTGTAATGTTAATTGTAATGATGGAGCCGTATTGAATTGTGATGGTAATGTAAATGTTATTGGAAAAGTTGTTCCACTTCCTATATATGAACATTGATTTCCATAGACATCACAAGCGGTTCCACTAAATGGTGGTGTAATACCTATTGCCGATACTATTGTAACTTGTGAGGGCATTTAACTACAACTTACACAAGATATGTCATAGTCAATCAATAAGTTGACTTTTATTTCAGTATCTTGTAATGGATTTATTGTTTGTGGACCACAGTTTTTAGTGATTTCTTCGCAGTTTGTTTTTATGATAATTCTATTTGAAGGTAGGTCTATAGTAACATCTGATATTCCAACAAAGTCGTTAAGTATTGTCGATATTGCGTCTGCCCATAGTATATCATTTGGGTAATCTGTAGAACCAGAAGATGTATAAAATATAGTTTCTGCTGATTGTCCACCAACTTCAGCACCAATCGTAAAAGTTGCAGAATTTATAATACAGTTTGTATCACCACTAGTTAAGTCATTGAACCCTTCTAAATACATTGCTCGTATAGTTCTTTTAGTTACTAACCCACTATCTGTAAATGTATTATCACAAACATTATAGTATAAATAATTAGTGTATTTTTTAGTACCTGTTAATGTTGCGTATTTTGTTAGTGTACAACCACTAGCATCAGTTACAGTTAGACTGTAAGGACCTGAAGTAAGACCTGTAACAGTACTTCCTGTTTGAAGTCCTATAGTTCCTCCACTCCAAGTTAAAGTGAAAGGTGGTTCACCACTTGTGATAAACGCAGTTATAGATCCGTCATTACCATTTACAGGTTGGTTTGGATATAGATTAAAGTTTACACTTTGACTATATGGTATATTAACCGCATATGTTTGTATACAAGGTGGTGATGAGGTATCTTGTATTGTTAACACGTAATTTCCGTTAGCTAAATTAGTAAACGTGTTGAACTGGCTTGTAGTAGTGTTTGGGTTGTAACTTGGTCCTGTTAATGAATATGTGTATGGGAAAGTTCCTCCTGTTGACGCACTTACAACAAGAATCCCATTATTCAATCCACATGTAGTTCCGGTTACTTCAGTAGTTGCACTATATAAACTAACAGAATTTATTACTGTTGATGCGGTATAGGTACAACCTGCAGATACAACTGTTACTATATATGTTCCACTTCCGAGACCATTAAATGTTTCATTAGAACTACCAAACAATCCTATTTGACTTATACCTGTTGTTCCAGATACCGAAATTTGTAAGTTGGTTGCAGTACTAAGTCCTCCATCAACTAAAACATTAATACTACCATCATTTACAGAACAAGTTGAGTTAGTTGTTGTTACTGCAACAGTACTAAAAGAGTTTGGTGTTATTAAACTTACAGAATCATAAATTGTACATAAACCTGAATCTGTCACAAAAAATGAGTATAATCCTGAAGATAGTCCCGTAAAAGTTACGGAAGTATCAAATGTTATTTCAACTTGACCTGATGATCCACTAAAAAAATATGGTGCAGTACCACCAACAACAATAAACTCCACTTCACCATCATTGGCAAAACAAGAAGGTTGTGATACCACAATAAAACCACCTGATGTTAATGGCGGAATAGTGTTTACAGTAAATGACTGACTTAACGTACATCCTACTGAATTAGTAACAGTAGCAACATAAGATCCAGATGTTAGTCCTGTTATTGTTGATCCTGTTTGCCCTAAAGCGTTAGGACTCCAAGTTATTGTGTATGCCGACAATGGTGGTGTTAACCCTGTTAAGAAAATTTTACCACTACCTGAACCTAAACAACTAGCATCATCAACAACATATGCACCATATGTTAAACCTGATGAAGGATTTAATATTACAGATGCGGTTATTCCTGTACATCCACCACCATCGTTTGCAACAATGTAATATGTACCGGCCGAAAGAGATGTGAATTCATAATAAGAATTAGATGTTGTTACACCTGAAATTAAATTATTACTTATATCATATAAATTAAAAGAAACAAGTCCATAGACGCCAGACGTGAAACCTGTTATGGTTCCATTATTCTGTCCACAAGTGGTATTGGACGAATCAATAGTTGCTGTAGTGCCTGTTGAAATATAAATGTTTAAAACTTCTTTTTCTGTACTAGAATCTGTAAGTTGAGCATAATATGTGCCTCCTGTAAGGCCAGTTACTGAGTATGTATTTGTTGCTGCAGAAAGTGGTAATAATCCTTGACCTGTTGCATCTGAAATACTAAAAGGAGATACTGTTGGTGTACTTCCAGTTATATCAAACGAAACCGCACCGCTACCTGTATTACTACAATCCCCCGTTACACTATAATTATAAATTAAAATACTCATTATTCGTTACAATATATTTCGAACTCAAGTCCTATGTTTATTTGAAAGTCATCAAAATTAGGTTGACAATTATTGTTAAAGACTGTTATTTGTTCGTTATCCTCATCAATATTATAACTATACCCTGAGGTTAGTAAATTATTTAATGTACTACTCAAAGCGTCAACCCATTCTGAATTAGTTGGGATATTGAATGGTCCAATACCTGTGTAGAAAGGTGATATTACCAATACAAATCCATTTACCCTCAAATCTACATTCCAAGTTGTTACAATTGAATTCTGTAAACAATCGGTTGGGTTTAATGAATTTTGGCTATAAAAAGTATCTAAAGTATCATTCAAGACTGCACCCATAGATGTTATTGTAGGGTCACTATTCCAAGGATAAAGTCCACAAACCACTTGTTGTACAGGGCAATCGTATACAAATAATTGTGTTGCCAAAGAACAAGGTTTACAAGGAACAGGAACGATTTTACAGCCTTCTTGTCTTCTCCATACAAATTTTTGTCTATGAAATATTGAATTTTCTAATCTAACTCCTGTGTTCCATATTGTAGTTGCAGGGACCATTTGTTCAACCATTCTAATCCAATAGTCACCCATACCATTAATATAATCTATCATAGTTTGGTATGTAAAATTATCATTTGGTATTCCTGCTTGTGTCTGAGATTCTAAGTATTTCCAATATATTGATTGTAGTGTTGGGTAACCTCCAGTTTTACCATCGGTAATAAATTGTCGGTTTCTAGTGTTAACCATATTTCTCCAAAATGTTTGAGCAAATTCAAAGAAAGTTTTTTGTTTTGGTTTTGGGATAATTGTTGTCCAATCTATTCCACCATATCTTGGGTAAGGATTTGGTACACTACAAGGTGTGTCAGGAGTGTAGAATAAACCTTGTTCAGGTATTGGGTAATTATATTGTCTAGACATTGTCCAAACATCATAAACCAAACCTTGTGCGGGATTCATCATAATGTCAACATTTTTTACATTCAATGTTAAACATTCTTCACCGACTTCATAATAAGCATTAAATCCACCATCTGAACTTACTCGTTGTGTTGGTGAGGTATCACTCCAACTTTTCTTATTATCTTGGACTTTTCTAATCTTATACCCCAAATTCATATATGGGAAATGTCTGTACAGTTGTAGATATTCCTCTCCATAGTTGAAAGGTAAAAGTTGAGTTTGGAAATTAGGATTATCGCCTATGAATACTTGATTTGTTGGGATTACAAATTCTGGCATCCTGTGTTGAGGTGTTGATTCGAACCATCCTCCTCCAATTTGAAAAAAGTATTCCTCCGTTGGTGTTGGCATTTTAGGACATCCAAATTCATCAACAGGATAATCTTCTCTTGTAGTTAAAACTGTTGCATTTGCAAATGTTGTTGTAAAACCAGTGTACTGAATACCTTGTATTGAGTATGTGTTGTTAGTTTCTAATACAGGATATTCTTGTAGGAAAGTTCCTCCCGATAATTGTAAGTACTGTTTATTAAACTCACTCATGTTAATTCTTTGATCAGCAACATAAATGTGTTCGTTAAAATCAATTAAAGCCTCAGGAGCTCCAACCATCCTCAAGAGACACTCAATAGATTTTCTTGTTCCTTTTGATTTAAATAACCACGCAGAATTTATAATTAAGTTTCTGTAAAATTGATAATTAATTTCCTCAGGCGTTGGTCCTATTTGTAAACCAGGAAAAGTATTTGGTTGTGTTGTAAAAACTGCCTGTAACAATTCTTCATTCGATATAGGTGAAAAGTTTGTTACCCAACCTAATGTTTGTGCCAAATTTTTCAAAAGTTGTGACGGTATATCATTTTTAACAGTATAGTGAACACTATTAATATTACCTAACGCCGAAATGAATGCTTTAGTTTCGTCAAAACTTCTACCATAAATCTGTAAAAGTTTTTCAAATTTATGATCAGGTGTATCAAACTCTTTCAGAGCACCTGTCGTTAAAAATCTTGAAACTAAATTCGTGTTATATGAATCAAGATTTATTGCAAAATCGTTAATTTGTGTTAGGTAGTTATCAAATGTTTGTGATTCAATATCTAAGTTCCAAAGTCCTGATTTTGGGAATGTGGCAAGTTCTGTTGTTATCTTAAATGTTCCATCTTCTTGTTCTCTTGGTACTGTAAAAGTTGCGGTATATGGAGGATTAATATTTCTATTTAATAAAAAATTCTCAACAGGATCAAACTTCAGATTAAATACTTTATTAACTTCATAGTTATTTGGTCTTATAACAATATAATCGTAAGATATTGAATTCCCGTTGAATGGGTTTCCATCAACAATTAATTTTAATGTAGATGAATTACTTGTCGTAGGGTACAAATAATTTACAGGATATTCATTGCCGTTGACAACTAAGGCGTATTTTTTATACTCCAATTTCATATTCCTCAGAGGTGAAACTTCCATCTCATTAAACAACATATTAGTTTCAGCATTAACGGTGTAATCTATGTCAAATGGATTTCTAATAGATGATACTGAAACTTCGAAAGTTGTGTCGTCCTCTACCGCATCGTAAGTTATATTAAATGCCGTTTCTTGAGTTATAAACTTATTTGTATTTGGTGAAACCTCTAATCCTGCAGGATAAAAGTTGATTATCTTAGTTATTGAAACTGAAAATCTTTTTACTAAAGAACCATATTGGGTAAAGTTTGTTACTTGAGATAAATCATAATTTGGGTAAACTCTATAGTTGTTAGCTAAAATCTCAGCGGCTTCAATATTATTATCAATATTTATACTCTCAAGATTTATTGGATCTGAAAACGTACCAATATTAAACGTTCTATTCTGTTTTTCGGATATGTTTGTTGTGAAGTTAAAATTTGCTTGCGTTAACCCTCCTCCAGTGACTAACTGAACTCCAACCAAATTATTTGAGAATTCATTGGCGGCACTACTTTGAGGTGGACAAGTAAACTTCTGTGTGGCCATTAAGCAACAATATTATTAAAAGCTTTAGAGAAATCGATATTTTCATTACGATTTTGTCTAACTTCATAAAGAAGAGTATTAAACTGATCTTTAATTTCATACAAGTTGTATTGTTGGTAGATGTTATTGTCAGCGTCGTAAATAGTGTAAATACCGTCCTCAATAGATTTAGTTTGGTTACCGTAAAGTGCTATCGCTAAAGTTGAAATATCTTGATCTACTATTTCAATCTCTGTTGATATTGGATTGAAGTAAGTATTACTTATTATAATACTTTGGTTAGGTTGTCCGATATACGGAGTTGCACTTGGTTTGTTTGTTGGTGATGAAGATGGTGAAAGTGTACAAAATAAAAGATTTGTTGCACCTTCAACATATCTATATCTAATAGATTTTTGAATTGTGTTAGTTAAGTTTTGAATGACTGGTTCACAGTAGAATGAAGATGTTATTATTCTAAAGAAGTTAGGAATTTTTGTTCCATCGGGATTCAAATATTCCACTCTAAATCCTACAAGTCCTTGATTAACAAATTTATTTCTATATTCTGTTGGTACATTATTCAAATCAATTACTATTCCTTTAACATTTGGTAGAGCAGATAAAACACCACAATCTGTGATAGTCGTTCTAATTTGTGCGGGTCTAATCATTAAAGTATAAATTCCCAAACTTGTGAACTGATCGGCAGGTAGTTTTAAACTATACAACCCACCTAAAACTTCAACAGTATTTCCTCCTGTTGCATTATTATTGAAGTATGGTCTTAAGACATCTTGAGCATTTAATGTTGTTAAAATGAAGTTTTGTGTGTCATCTCTTGATGGTGTATAAACCATAACGATTTCCACGTCTTCAGGACTGACATCCGCTGGTCTAATAGTTCCGTAATTACCTGTAGCCATTTGTTTTTTCTTTTTTTTTATAAATAGTTATGTTGATACTTTTTCAATGTTGAAATATTTGTATCCGTATTTTTCTAAGTCTCCTACATTATCAACTTCCCCAATTCTTTGTATATTTTCCAATGGTGTGTATTTACCTCTCTCAACAAAAACATTAGTAATGATTTCAGGTTGATCTATAACATTTAATAAAGCCTCATTTTTTGTTAATGCCGTTAAAACAATATCACCAGGAACTAAACCATAAGAATCTGTAACATAAATGGTATAATCTTCGTAGTCCAAATAAGTCATACCATTTATGGTATATGCTGTATAAGAATTACTCGGATCAGGTCCCCAAAATGTTCCAATAGCCCCTGTTGTTCCTGTAACCTGAACTCCTAATTTAAATTTACCATCATATAAATTTGTTTTAGGTCCAAATTGTGCTAAGTCGTTAACAGAAGATAAGGTTAAACCTGTTATTGGAAATGGAACTGATGTATAATTGTAGGAATAATAATCAATTATGTTTGTGTTTGAGTCACCTGTAAAAATATAATCATAACTTATAGGTGTTGCCGACCAACTACCTCCCGCAGGATAAAACGTTATTGATCCGTTTGGATTTGGTATTGTTGCATTTGTGTAAGGTACAATAATATCTTTTTGAACTTTTGAAATACCCCATGGTGAGTTTGCCGTAAGTGTTATTGTATAAGATGTTTGACTAACAGGATATGTATGTGTTATTGGTGAAATACCTAAGACTGCTTGTGGTGCTGATCCATCACCCCAATCTAAAGTATAAGTAACTAATTGTAAGAATTTTATTAACTCTAAATCTGAAGTATTATAAAATGTGAAAGTGTAAGGATTTATTGTATTTGCTGTTACAATAAAATTATTTAAAACGTCAAGTTGTAAAATTAAACCGTCCGTTGGCGTGTAATACCCAATGTCCACAGTAGATTCTGTAAACATTAAATTAACCGTTAATCCCGTTAAAAATGATGTACCACCTGTATTTCCTGATAACACATATTCCATTGGTAAATAAACACCTGTTGTCCCTGTTGTTACTGCACTAAATGTAAATGCTGTTAAACAACAAGGGTCTATGATTGTCGTTATATCTGTCTCCCCTGTATAAGGAACAAATACTAAATCACTCTTGATGTTTTCAGGAGAAATTATGAAATTATATTGTTGTAATTCCATTATGGATTAACATATTCATACCATTTTATCGGTGATAATCCGTCCCCAACTCTTAAGTTTGTTGAAGTGGAGAATACCTCGTAAGTTTTAGTTGCGTAATTCAAACTATATCTATAATAGAAATAGTCTGCATTATTAAAAGTAAATTTGGTTGGTGTTATTAAATCTTGTCTTGTATTGGTCATTTGTTTAAAAAAACCTAACCTAGCATCAAAAAATTTTGCAGTCACATAAAAAGTATCGACATCTATAAAATCTCTACTTCTTAACCAATAAATAAAAAATCCTTCTTTATCACCTAAATAATCTAAAACCATTTTTGGTTTTTTAATTTCAACTGGTGGGACTAAAGGAGATATAACAACTGTTTGTGTTAATCCTTGTTGAACAGGTAAAATTACAGATAGATAGATTTGTTGATCTCTTTCATCTGCAGTATCATAAAAATCCAACTTAAAAAACGATTTAGTAAACGGTTTTGAATAGTAGTAAATTTCTTCCGCGGTGAATCCGTTATTTAAATATGAAATATTCCAGTTACCAACAGTGTTTGCTGTTATTGGTTGTGAATCATCATAAAAATAAAATTCATAATTAATTGCTGTATCTTGATTCTGAAATATATTATGTGGAAACCTTGCAATTTCAAAATCCGCCGCAGGTCCTATAACTTGATCAAGTACACTCACTTCGTATTCATCAATCGCATCATCTTTACCCATAAAATCCCATTGCATGTTAATTGGTATATTAACAAATTGTTCAAGTTCGGTTTTTAAAATTTTTATTCTATTCGCATTCATCTGTAGTTGGTTCTGCTATTGTTGTTATGTTCAATGGAACCGAACCTGAAATTGCATAATCATTTGGTATATTATATAATTCAGGAGTAATTCTAAAAATTGTATTTTTATAAGGATAATGAGCATTATTTAAGAACGGATAATCAACACCAATACCGTCAGTATCAATAAAACCATAAGGATATTTATCTCTCCATCTAAATAATGCCGCCATAGTTGAGTAATAAGCATAATCAGGAATACCAACAACATTTGATGAATCACCCTCTTCAATGTAATCTGAAAATGCCGCAATTTGTATTGCACTGTGTGGTTGATAAAAATAACCTGGCTGATTTGTGGGTAAGAAATCATTATAAAGTGTGAACCATAATGGGTTATATTTTATTTTATGTTGATACAAAGAAATAACTCTTTCTAATTGTTCGTAATTATTCCACTCACAATAATCACCATCTATAGTGTCACCAGACTGTAAAAAATCATTATAAAAGAAAGGTCCTGATCCTAACAATGAAACATAACTATTTTGATTAACAATAACATTTGAGTTAACATTATTGTCATCCCACCATGATTGAGGTTTTTTATTCTCTAAGAAGGTGTTAAAGTACCACCCTTGTTTTAGATCTTTAGTCCATCCAAAATAACCTCTCCAAATTGACGTAAAAAATAATTCACTTAAGGGTCTTCCTTGGTTATCTCTCAATGGTTGTATATCAACATCACAATTAAATGAAAGGGTATACGATCTATTACCTTCTTTTGTTGACACTCTAGCTTTGTTATTTGGTGTTAAAACTTTTATTTCACATTTTCTTTTATCTCCATAAATATTTCTTTCAAACCCTGCATTTACTAAGACAGAACATTCTTGATTTGTTAATATTCTGTGTTTTCTTATATAATATTCACTAACAGTATCTCCCGAATTTGCGGCATTTATAACTCTTTTGAAAGTCCCTTGTGAATTTGTTTGGAATGTTGTTCCTGTATAACCAATATTTTTAATGTTGAAAATAAATGCGTCCGATCCATCTCCAGTGTCCCCCAAACTTGATACCTGAAACATTTCAGTTCCGTTATAGTTTGTTGATAATAAAACAAACTCTCCTACTTGTAAACCATGTTCTACAGGACACTTAAATGTAATATTCAACCCATTCAAATCGTTACCCACCATTATATAGTATGGTAAACCATCTGAAGCAACCCAAGACCAATTAATTTGAGAATTAGGTTCAACGGCAAATAAATTTTTATTATAATCATTTATAAAAGCATAACTTAAATAGTGACTCCAATTGTAAGTTGTTGCACTTACGTTTTTAAAATCTAAATGATTATTTGGTGGTTGAGTATAACCAATTACATCATTATCTGTTCGTATAAAATCGAATTCATAATATTGTGGAAATCCTGTCCACTGAACTGTTTGGACTGTTGATGGGTTTGGTCCAAAATTTCCTGATGGGTAATATAGAATAGCGTTATTTAGTTCATTTGTATAATATAGATTATCTCTATATGGAACATATTTTGTTGACCCAGTATAAGCGTTTTCAAATAAAACCGTAAATTTGGTAACAGGTCTGAATATTGTGGACGCTTGTCTTTCTTCATCAAAAACAGTTGCCAAACTCAAATCAACACTTCTATCATATTCGATTAAGTCTTTTGAAGTTTGAGCGAACGGTACATTTATAAATTGATCAACTTTTGGTGCCGATTTATATCTCTGCGTTGATTCTATTATTCTTGTTGATGGATCTACTGTCATCATTCTTCTGTTGTTGCTACATAAAGTTTATAGAATCTATTCAAAGCAGTTTTACCATTGTTCAAACCAAAGTAGAAATGGTAAGGTGCTCCGACAACTACTGCTTGATTAGCGCTACCAATAGGTTGTCCCTGATTGACAACTGATGGCGGTATAAGTGGTTCAGGTACACCAGCTAATGTATAGTTTGAAATGTAACCTAAATTAGTAGTACTTGTAATATACTTTTCACCCAAAGTTGTAAAATCTAGATCTTGGTATTTTTTCTTAAAGAAACCTTGTCCAACAACATTTGTATACCAATTATTGTCTTCAGTTCCAAATATGTTTTGACTTGGGTTACTTTGTTTTAAACTCCACTTGTAATGTGGAACCACTTGTGATTTACCATATCCAAAGTAATTTTGAATTAATGGGTTGAAGTTATACGTTTCAATACCTGGTGATTCAATTTTTCTATATCTTAAATTTTCAAGAGGGGTTTGGAAAAATAGTCCCATAATAGGTTTTATATCATTTGCCCCTGATGGAGGGGTTGCAGGATAATAATTATCACCAAAGAAAATAAAATCATTAGCATTTGGTCCTGTAAGGTTTTCACTTATAAATGGTAAAACCTTCCATTCCGAGTTGATTGATAACATTTGTGCCCAATCTCCGTCTATTCTGTATCCTCCCCTTGTGCTATTGAAGAATTGTTCAATTCCTTTACCCTCAGTATTATTTTGACCTTGTCCTATTGGTAATATTCTTTGTCTTACACCTTCATTCAATATTCTTGATAAAAACCCAAGTTGTATAATGTCTGAGTTATCTTGATATGAGGTAGATTTTAATTGGTCAGCATAATAGGATCCAAACCCGTTTTCACCAGCCCCACAACAGATCTCATTTATAAAAAAGTCTCTTGGTCCTAAATCTGTAAGTGTAGTTGGAAATTGGATTTGTCTATCATTATACCCAAAACCTGGGAATGTTGCCAATCTTTGTGGTATTAATGGATTAATTTGTGGTTTATTCTTACCAATAAATTGTTGGATGGTTTTATTCCAAGGAGATGATCTGTAGAAAAAACTATTATTAATGTCGTCAAATACAATAACATCAGTACAATAATCATAATTTGGTATCAATGGATTAACACCGAATGTTTGTCTTTTGTTAAAATTAAACATATAAAGAACTCCGTTGATCCAATTGTTTTGGAATACTTGAGCAAAAACTCCTCTACACGCAGCAAAGTTCATGGTAAATCTAACTTTCCATTCTAAAAATAATCTCACATCTGAACCATACTCTTTGACATATTTTTTATTAAGAAGACAGTAACATCCATTTATCATCCTGTTTTCAGGTATAGAACATTGTCCTGCAGGTATTACACCAACATTATTTCCTGAACCGCTATAACACTCTAAAGGAACCATACCTTCACATGTTAAAGTAGAGGTCAAAGCTGAAGTTGGTCCAGTTTCATCAAAACTATCACCTGATGGTAAGTCAGCACCTGCAGTTATTGTTGGTGGTTCTAATTCACCACTAACAGTATAAACCGCAAAATTGTTGTTCTGATGTAAAGCATATCCTGTTGTAGGACTTGCTCCATTTTCAACTCTTGTTGAGGTTGGTAACCTATCACTTCTCATGATTATAAGAAGTGAATTTCCAAAATTTATAGGTGAAAAAGATTGATTATAATATGCCGGAGAATATAAAGAACTTAGATTACCATTTCCTCCACATGAAGATTGTTGTTGAAAATATCCCGCATTAGTGTTATAATATTGTTTCTTTTGATTATCGTCAGATATTGCGGTATCAGTCAACATGTTTGATGAAAACGGATTGTTACCAACCCATCCTAAAAACGCACCACCCCCAACATATGTCGTTGGATTTGCTTGGTTTCTTGGTAAAGTATATTGTGAACTCGAGTCAACATAAACAAAAGGAGAACCTTGTGTTTGTGTTGATACATTTAACCATCCAGGTGTTGGTGTATATGATGGTGTGTCATCAGTACTTAAATAAAAATAAGGTAAATTTGATGTAAAACCGCTATAGTTGTTTGGGTTGATACTTGGTGGTGTAATTGTAAAATTATAAGATGGAAAATACAATTTAACATTATTGTTATTTGTTGTATTGTGTGTTTGAGGTTTTTGAGATACCGTAGAACTTTGTATTGGTACATTCAAATAATAACTACCACTGATCACTACACTTCCATTGAACGAAGTATGACCAAATATTTTAGACACGTCGTAAGAAATTGTTTGAGGTGCGGTGTGAGGGTCAACACCTCGAACAAAAATACAAACTTCAAAATTTTGCCAATTCGGCATAGTGTATAAAACGTCTTGGATTGTGTATGGACCAAAAGAAGGACAAATAGGCACATTATTTCCATTACATATTGGATAATTAAATTGTACATTGTGTTCTAAATAAGCACTTTTGTAATATCCTGATGTTCCTAAAGAAGTGTTTACAAAGTCTGTTACAGTTAAACCAGTTAACAATTGGAAATATTCTATATCTGTCGGATATTGTAAAAAACTTTGTTCTTGTGTTATAGTTCCCGCAACTTGACTAACTTGTGGTTGATCAATATAAATTATTGCCGGTAAACTTGATGTTCCATTTGAGTTAGATGGGTCTGCATAATTCACAGTATATGTTGTAACACCTGTGGTTGTTAAACCTGTAATTGCATTGTTACCAAATTGATTCAGTGTTGCACCCGTAAGGTTTCTCATTCTAAACTGAGAACCTGAATCCATATAGTTTGGATCTTGGAAAGAACAAATACCACCAGGTGTAATTGACGCTGCGGTTCCTGAATTCATCAAAACAACAACAACTTGATCAAAAAATGGTGTTGAACCTGAAATTGGGTTTACAGTTGTTTTGATTTGGTTAACACCTGAAAAATATTTATCTCTTGTATTGAATTGATTTAATTGTTGTGGAAAAGTTGCCGTTGTTGGGTAAGCAAAATACCTTTCATCTGCAATACCAGCCCCTTGTTTGTTTGCAGACCATAAAAACGGTTGAGGAGCATGTAACAAATATTGTTCGTTACTATATAATTTATTTGGGTCGGTTGATGATAATACATCATAACCTGAAATTATTCTTTTGAAATCCAAGGCCGCCTTTACAGCAACCGCAGTGCTAATATCGTTTTGTCCTAATAATGACTCAAAACTTTTGAATCCGCCCGTACTTCCACATTGGAATGGGTCGTCTCCATTATCATCGTTTTCAAAATTAGGATGGGAAACATCGTATGATCCAGGAGAATTAACAGGCGCAATTACACTATTTGTTTGAGTCAATACTACATCAAACCCAAGTCCGCTTGAGGGGTCTTGTAAACTATTTTGAATTTCCTGTTGTTCTTGTGCTAAAGTATTTGCATCAAAGTCATCATCCAAAGTTGCTGTTCCACAATCACAATCACAACTTGTACAGTCAGGATATGCAATCATAGGTAGACCAATTCTTGGGAAATTGTCTATCTTACCATTTTGGGTATTATCAAGAAAGAATTTTGTATAAAAATATGTAAACGCCAAACCAGCTGCGACTTGAATTATAACTTTGAGCCCTTGAGCAATAATTTGTAAAATAGTACCAATTGAAATTACCGGTCCTCCTAATGGTGCAAAATCACCAAGACTAGTAATATAATAAACTAAATCTATTCCCGCAGAAACACCCTGATATACAATATATGGTCCAAGGAATAATAACAAGTATTTCAATACAGGCCACAATAACGCAATCAAGTGGGCGACAAATAACAATACCAAAATTGGGAATGTCAAAATATTAACAAGTACATTAAAAACAAAAAAAATAGGATCAAAGTTCCTTATTATATCATTTACTGGAAAAGTGTTAACAGTTGATTTACAAGTTCTGTTGTCAATTTCTTTTATACCTAAATGTTTTGCCCTTCCAATTCCGTTTTTATATCTATCAAGGAACATTGCCGTTGTATAGACTTTATTGTATTGGAATTCGTAAAAGGTATCTTCACAATTGATTGCTTCTTGTTTGTTAACATAATCATCCCAATCGGTACTAAAGGCATATGATCTGTAAAGATCAAATAGAGCTTGTGGGTATTGTTTAAATGTTATAACTTGTGGTTGAGAGGGGTCAACAGGATTTGCAACAATTTGAAGTTGATCTCCTGGTGTTATTTCAATAGCGTTTAGAGTTCCTGTATATGGTTGTCCATTTATGTATATTATATAAGATTGGACATTGGTTGTTGTTGGGTCTGCCAATCCTTGTGCCGTCCCAAAAACAACTGTAGATCCTGTGACAACACCAACACCTAAATTATAAGGGTATGTTGAGGGTGTGTTATTTGTTAATGGATCTACAGTATAATTTGTCCATCCATATTCTTTAACATTAGGGACTAAAAAATTGGCTCGTAAAAAACTCCCTTGTAATCCTTGTTCGTTTTGCCATTTAAATTTAAATCTATATCTACCTTTTGTTGGGATACCTTTTGATGGGTCGTCAGATAATACTTGTTGACCAAATTCATTTGTAAAAACGTAATCCAAATTCATAGGAACATTCAATAGGTATGTTCCATCTTGATCGATAACTTTTCCTTCCTCTTCTATTTGATATTGTTCAAGTATTGGTAATCCTTGATCGTCAGAATTGATTGTGTGTCTAATTGCCAAAATTTCGCCAGGTCCTGAAACTATTTCACAAAGATTTCCTGTATTGTTTTTTGGTTTACAACTTACTTTTAATGCATCATCATCTGTTGTAGATATAATTGACCCCATGAAAATTGAGGTCGGTTGTATATTAATGTTTGCTAATTTTGTCAAATCAAAATCAACTCGTGTTATCGCAACTTGACATAAATCAGGATCTCCCCAAAAAGGAGATACGTCAACGTCAAAAACTAAATTTTTAATTTGTGGTAACTCTCTTAGATTTGTTGAGGATTTGAATGTAGATCCATTCACTTGAGACTCTGTTGCTAATCCTTGTTGAATTAAATCTTGTGGTGATAATGAAAAACATCCAATATCGGAAAGATCAACATCCATAACAATAGTTTGGTTTCCAACAGGAACACCAAAAATCATAAAGTCACCACTCTCATTAGTTTTAACAGTAAATCTATAATACTTATCGTAGACTTCAATGTATGAGTCATCCATTAATACATCAGACACATTTGGGAATGATCCTGTAGATTGGTGACCTCTGTATGATGGTAACTTGGGAAGTAAGTTATATCTATAACCTTCTTCATTAGTATCTGTGATAGTTTTGTATGGGTATAATTCTGAAATTACAGGATTTAGTTCATCCGCATCATCAAGGGGAATGAAAACAGAAACCCTTGCATTTGGTAAACCAAAACCATTATTCACAAAAACTCTACCAACTACAACTCCGTAATCGGCACACATTCTTGTATAAACATCATTTGCAAGTATTTTCAGTGAAAGTACTTCTAAAGACTCCCAATCTTGTTCTAAATTTACATTGATGTACTTGTCAACACCAACTTCGGTTCTTATTCTGTATGATTTTGGCATTAAAAAAATCGTTTTTTCATAAATAGTTTATTTCCTATTTTCATAGAAAAATAGTCCCTTTTGAAAAAAAATAAATCCCTATGAGAAATTAACGGATTTCAAGTTCAATACTCTTACATTAATATCTTTGTTTGGGAATCGAATTTGATAGATTTGTGTTGGAGTTGCAAACAAAGTATCTGCCGTTGGTTGTATTTGTCTTGTTACAGGATCCGAATAAGGCATAGATGTTTGTGCCGAAGAGTATTGACCTCCAACTTGATTAAAGAATGAAATGTCAGAAATACTAACTATACCGTTTTCTGCTTGTATTAGTCTTCTAAGTTCAGATATGTTTACATTTTGACCTAACTGTATAACTAATGGATTAAAGAAGTTACTAACAATTTCAATTGTTTTTGAAATAATTGCACCTTGGTTTTGACTATTATCTAATACAACATCAACAGTAACAGCCAAATCAATTGTTTCTGCCGCTTCAACGGAAATATAATCATTGATCATTCTGAAGTTAGATAAATAATTTGCGATGTTTTGTTTTAAAGTATTTGAAACAACATTAGATAAACTACCATTAGTGTCGTATGACAACATTTTGATTCTAATTTTATTATTTTCTTCAGTGATTGCAACTTTTGCTGGTGCGCCATATTGTGACGGCATTGTTCTTATTAATGAATTATAATCATTAACAGTTACTGCTCTGTTCTGAGCTGCGAAGTTAAATGAAACCATATTTCTAACATCTTCTGTTGTTGGTAAATTAGCACCACCAATTGCGGCAGTTACGTTATTACACTGAAGACTATTAATAACACTTCTATTTACAGAATCAGAAGGTCCATTAACTGCGAATGAAACTGTACCAATTTGATTGATTGTATTTAGACCTACATTACTAGCTAATCCACCCCCAATTCTGTATTGAACGAATAGTGTTGTATTTGGTGTTAAAGCCGCACCCATAGCGTAATTGTTAGTATATCTACTTAAATCAAATCCTTTACCATCTCTAGCGAATTCTCTTAGTTGTTCTTCGGCCGAAATGTTACCACCACCAAAAGTCATTTTACAGAAACCTTGTGGTGTGTATTCAGAAATAAATTTATTAGAGGTTGTGATGTATCTTCCAACTTTAATACCTGGTTGATCTGAAACTTTAGTTGGGTCTTCAACAAAAACTCTATCTTGAACTAATGCATCAACCTCAAACCATCTTTCAGGCCCCAAACTTAAAAAATCTTGCGGATTTGGTACTGTTGAATATTGTGTTCCTGGTTTCAACAACACACTTGTAATTCCTAATATATTTTTTTCAGGGAGAAATAACTCTAAATATGGTTTTACATCATTTGCGGTAATTGTTCTTTTGAACACTTTTGTAACTCCATTTACAACAACTTCTCTTTTAACAATGGTGTAATTTATCAATTTACCACTTGAATCAAAATTTGGTATTTTTAATCTGTTTGGTGATCCTTCAGCATTAATTGGTGATGCAAAATCAATGTCATAGACAGTTTCAAAAGGTTGTCCAGCACCATTAACTAAAGATCCTCTTCTTAAGATTCCACAATATCTTATGTCTTCTCTATCACCAAAAGCAGGAACTGTTATTGAGAAATCAACTAAAGCAACCGATGGTCTTTGACCAGGTACTTTAAGACCATAAGTTCTTGCAATATTATAAACCGAATTCTTTTGTTGTGCAAATTGTAATACAGTTTCTTGGATACTTCTATCAATTTGATAATTCAAGTTATCAGTTACCGCGGCGTTAAGATCCAACATAACTGAAAAAATCCCAGCATCATTAAAGTTCTGAACTAAATCAGGATAGTAAGTTCTTGTGAAATTTATTAACTCAGATCTTACTCCTTGAAAATCTCGGACCGTATAGGATATCTTTTTTTCAGCCATATATCATTAAATATTTAATATAACAAAATCTTGTGATTCAAATGCCGAATCAGTGATTTTATAATCAATTTTGATTCTTGCCGTGTGTTCTAAATTGGCAATGTTTGTAACTTTAAATTCTCGTTCACCATATTGGTTAACCGTATAACCTTTATCTTCAAGTCCTGCAGATGCTGGTTCAACAACAATATTTGTAACTTGTAAGTTTGGCATAAATGTTCTAATGGTGTCCCTTATCTCCGCCTCAATATCTGAAAACGTAGGACCATCAAGTGGTTCGAATATATATTCATATAATCTTGTCCCAAAATCAGGTAAAAAATATCTACTTCCTTTTCTTGTTAAAAGTAAGTGAACTAGATTACCTCTAATTTCAGCTTCGGTAGTTTCAGTAACATCCAAATATCTACCTGTAAACGAATCAACGAAGGGAAACCCTATACCGTATGTAATACCATTTGCCATATCACATATAAATATAAGTTATAGAATTTTTAAGTAAAAAAAAAATCACTACCGAAGTAGTGATTCTTAATTTTAGGATGAACATCCAAAACATTCAAAATCAGAATTCTCAGGTCTTGGTGGTAAGTTTAGGTGAGAATAGTCAACTTTTGGTGGTTCAGGAGTTACTTTAGGTTTTTCACGTTTAGACATATCTAACGCCAAATGTTTAGCTCCTGTTGATATTGCCTTAGTTCTTACATAATAACATAAAGTTTTTAATCCTTTTTCCCAAGAGTGGAAATGTGATGATGTAATCTTAGATAGGGTTGGGTTTGCCATATAGATGTTCATTGACTGTGATTGATCAATAAATGGAGCTCTATCTGCAGCCATATCAATAAGTTCTCTTTGTGAGATCTCCCAAATAGTTTTATACTTAGGAATTAAATGTTCAATTCGTTTAACTTTCTTATTGTAGTTTTTATCTTCAGAATCCAAATAGTTATTAAAGTTAATATTTTGAATTGATCCTTCATTTATAATGATTTCATTTTTTAAATCTTCACACCAAATACCTATCTTTTCAAAGTCGTTGATTAGATATTTGTTAACTATCATGATTTCACCACCAACAACTCGTCTATTAAAGATTGCAGAGTGTGCTGGTTCTGTCATTTCATATGAACCTGTAATTTTAGCTGAAGATGCCACGGGCATTTGAGCCGTGAATAATGAATTACAAACCCCATATTGTGAAACACTATTCTTGAGTTTGTTCCAATCCCACATTCCTGAAAGTTGAGTTTCGTCTAATCCCCACATATCAAATTGGAATACTCCTTGAGACATTGGTGATCCGTTGAAGAATGAATAAGGTTTATACTTACCGTTCATGCACAACTGATTACTTTCATAGATTGCCGCATAATAGATTGTTTCAAAAATGTCCTTGTTCAATTTCTTAGCTTCATTAGATGTGAAGATATAATCCATTAAATAAAATACATCAGCCAAACCTTGTGTACCAATTGCAATTGCTCTTTGTTCCAAACCACCTTTTCTACCTTTTTCAGTTGAGTAGTTGTTGATATCAACTACCTTATTAAGTGATCTAACAACTTTTCTAACCTCATTAAATAAAAGTTCAAAATCAAATTTACCCCCTTGAATAAAATTCTTTAAAACCATCGATGAAAGTGTACAAATCGCTGTAGTTTCTTCATCAGTATATTGATATATTTCATTACACAAATTAGATTGTTTAATGACCCCAATATTTTGGTGGTTAGTTTTTCTATTAGCATTATCTTTAGAACATAAATAAGGAACTCCTGTTTCGATTTGAGATTCAACAACTTTACTCCAAATGTCCTGAGCTTTTACTTTTTTACCTAACCCCATTGATACTGCCTTTTCATACACCTCTTCATATTCATCACCAAAACATTCTTGTAAAGGTTTTAAACCAGCCTTAGTGATATCATTAGGACAGAACAAATACCAACTAGTGTTATTTCTAACCGCTCTCATGAAGTTATCAGGAATCCAAAGTGCGGTAAACAAATCACGAGCTCTCAATTCTTCCGCACCTGTGTTCTTCTTGATGTCTAAAAGATCAAAGATGTCTTTGTGCCAAGGTTCAAGATAGATAGCGGCACTACCAGGTCTACGACCTTGTTGGTTAAAGAATCTAAGTGATTCATTAACAATTTTTAAATATTTTAAAAGACCTCCAGCATATCCACCTGAACTTGAGATTCTACTTTCTTTACTTCTAATGTTAGACATAGATAATCCAATACCAGCAGCATCAGAGGAGAAAGTTGAAATATCTGTTAATGTATCTAATAAACCTTTTCTTGAGTCGGAGTTGTTATAGTGAAGTACACATGATGCTAATTGTGGAACTTTTGTTCCAGCATTAATCATTATTGGTGTTGCCTTTGAAATCAACTGATTTGATAATGATTTGTAGTACTCAAATGCGTCAGACATATTGGTAGTAACCCAAAGAGCAACTCTCATATACATATGTTGTGGTCTTTCAACTACTTTACCATTTGGTCTTTTCAACAAATACATTTCTTGTAATGATCTCCAAGCAAAGTAATCGAAGTTATAATCATTTTCATGATTAATAGCCGCATCAATAGTATCTTCACCATATTCTTTAATAGTTTCAATCAATTTTTCATTGATAATTCCATCTTCATAAAGTTGCATCATTGTTTGTGAAAAACTTTCATTAGTTTCTTTGTGGTATGAAGAAATCGCAACACTCGCAGCCAATCTTGAGTAATCATGGTGACTACCTGTGTATGAAGCTGCAATCTCATAAACTAATTTATCAAGTTCTTTTGTAGTTACCTCACCTTCCGTTGGTACAGAAGTAATTACTTTAATGAAAATTTCATCAGAGTTAACATTCAAGCCTTTTGATGCTCTCTTAACTCTGTTGTAAATTTTTTGAGGATTAAATGATACACTGTCTCCTCCTCTTTTATTTATTTTTAATGACATATTCCAAAAATTAAAAGTCGTCTGTAAATGTTATGGTTTCATTCAGTTTTGCCTTCTGATACTCCATAGTTCTTGATTCAAAGAAGTTACCTTTAGTTTCAACAGCAATTTGCTCCATAAACTTAAACGGTTGTTCTACGTTGAATTCTTTACTACATCCCATCTTAACGAGTAATCCATCAACTACAAATTCAAGATATTGTTTCATTAAGTTTGAGTTCATTCCAATTAAAGAAACAGGAAGTGATTCTGTTATGAATTCCTTTTCAATTTCTAATGCCGAAAGTAAAATCTCTTTAATTCTTTTTTCGGAAGGTTTATTTTCTAAATGGTTATTTAATAAGTGAATTGCAAAATCACAATGTAAATTTTCATCTTTAAAGATTAATGAGTTAGCGTTACACAAACCTTGCATAATCCCTCTTGATTTCATCCAAAAAATAGAACAGAATGAACCTGAGAAAAAGATACCTTCGACAGCAGCAAACGCAACTAATCTTTCTGCAAAAGATGCCTTTTCAATCCATTCCAAAGCCCATTTGGCTTTCTTCTGAACCGCGGGTAGTCTATCAATTGCATTGAAACATTCATCTTTCTCCTTTGGGTTATTAATGTACGTATCGATCAACAACGAATACATTAATGAGTGAATGTTCTCCATCGCCAATTGGAATCCGTAAAAGAATTTAGCTTCGGGATATTGCACTTCTCGGTAAAAATTTTCCGCCAAGTTTTCGTTTACAATACCGTCAGAAGCCGCGAAAAATGACAATACGTTTTTGATAAAGTATTTTTCATTGTCTGTTAAATTTTCCCAATCTCTGATGTCATTAGTTAAATCCACCTCTTCTGCCGTCCAAAACGCTGCTTGGTGTTGTTTGTAAAATTCCCATATATCATTGTGTTCGATAGGGAAGATGACAAACCGACCAGGATTTTCTACTAGTATTTTTTCCATTTTTATAAATTTACTTATTTTGTTAATTTGATTGTGTTTCTCTTTGTTTTCTCTTTTCTAAGAGTTCCTTAACTCTTTGTCTTTGTCTTTCTTCTTTTTGTTCTTCAAGACCTAAGAACGTCATTGAGCTTTCAGTATCTATATCAATCATTGCGTTATCAAACTTACAGTTTTCAAATACAACACCATCATCACCAATACGTGATTTTGTGATTGCAATTGTTGCTAGTTTCATTTCTTTTTGTTGTAATGTCTTTGCAACTGATATAATAACGTGACCAACTTGAGCCTTTTTAATTGATCCACCCATTTGATCTGTTGTAACAACTTCGGAAGATATTGAAGATCTGTTACCTTGAGTTGCTGTCCAACCCACAATATTCATTTCGTGACACATTGCTTCAAATGCTCTCATCACTGACCCTTCACTCTTCCATTCATCACCTAAATTTTTGTCAGGAACAATACAATCGATATAATCTAAAACAATCATATCTACTTTGATCCCATCAGATACCATTTTTCTAATTTGATTTTTAATTTGTAACATCGTCATAGTATCAGATGGTAACTTTTTCATTATCAATTTATTTGGCATTGATTCCTCAATTTCCCTAACTCTCTTCATAACCTCATCTTTTTTCTCTGACAAATCGTCAGGATGAACTTTCGTCCATAATGTGAAATGCTTTCTTTGGATAACCTTTGGGTTGTCCTCAAAAAAGATCTGAAGTACATTAAATCCTAAGTTAAAAGCGTGATTAGCCATTTTGGTTAATATAGTTGACTTACCGACACCTGTAGGTGCTAAGATAACACCAATTTCCCCTTTTGCCAAACCTCCTTTTAATAATCTATCGATTCCAGGTATTCCCATTGGGATTGGGTGTCTGTAATCATCCTCAAGAACTTGATCAAGGTTGGAAAACACATCTAACATAGTAGTGTCTTTTGCACCAACCTGAAGAGCCGTTTTAACCATTTCTTCAAGTGTGTCGTAACTCTCAAACTCACCACCATCAATGATCTTTTGAGCCTTACCCATTACCTTTTGTAGTTCTTGTTGTTTACAGAACTTCAACGCTTTTTCTTGTACAAAAGCTACGCCATCGATAGGTGCATCTTTAATTTTCTTGATTGTATCCATAACAATCTTGGATGCAATTTCTTGTTGTAATTCAGATTTTGTGATTTGTTCTAACGTATCAAACGACGGTGTGTGGTCATATTTCGTGTAATACTCTCTAATCATTTGAATGATGATTTTGAAGTACTTGTTCTCAAAATAATTATTCTCGATCACATCGATAATTGAATGTGAAAAGTCTTTATCCACAATGATTTGATTAAGTAATTGTAACTGAAACGTATTACCTAAATACTCAAAATTTTTACCTGTCGCCATATAGTTTTCTCTCCTTTAGTAAAAATAAATAGTATTAGTTTTTGATAAATTCAGGATAAAAATAATTAAAATTTTTACCTGAAAAAATGTCAGTAAGTGAGGAAAGGATGCTTTTTAACTTTGGGCGTAGGTCTACGGTATATCTTACCTTTGGGGGGTATACTTTCGCGTCAAACTCACGCTGACAAATTGTCATATCTCCAAGCTTAATAATTAGATTAAAATTTTCCGGACCATCGGTAATTGATGTGTTTAGTACATCTGGATTTTCTGAAATTTCATATTGGTTATCCAACATGTAGGTTACTGATCTCATCTTAAGATCGTATTTTAGCTCATTGCAAATACTCTCAATGTGATAATAAAAATCCTCAGATTTATGAGCATTTTTATTAAAGTTTCTAACATTAAAGAATCTCTGAACCACAATGTTATCGTTACACATTAACAAAAATTCAACTTTGGTAATATCCTGTTCTTTCATTTGTTTTTTTTAATTTTTTTTGTTTCTAAAATTTGTTTTTTCTTTTCTTGTTAACTTCAAAAATGGTTTCAAAAAACTTACCCAAGCGTCGTCACCCTTAGGTAAGTATTTAAAAAAACCATCTTCCATCATCATTCTAATTAGATTTCTATGTCCTCTTCCGTCGGGATCCATCGACTCTGAGTAATATAATCTAACTAATTCTTTTTCTTCATCACTTAAAAGGGGTTCATCTAAGTCTACAAGTTTTTGATTGATGACATAAAATTCATCCCCAAAAATACCTTCTTTTGTTTTACCACTTAACAGGTTCTGAAGAGCTACGTTCCCCTTTTCTTCTTTAAGTAAATTAGAACTCTTATCCAAAATATATGGTATTTGTACTAATTCTTCAAGTAACTCAGGAAACAATTTGATCAAAGTTTTCTCACCAAGATAAAAGATACCATCAATGTTATCTGAACTGTCTCCAGTGAGAATCTTTACTGTCTTAACATTAAAGTGTGGAATTTCAATATCATGTAATTTTATTTTATCTCCGAACTTATAATATTGTTTTGTTGATGGTGAGTAAATTGAAACTTTTTCAGAAATTAATTGAGTTAAATCTCTATCACTCGAGAATATAGTTTTTGTCTCATCTAATGACACTTGACAGTAATATGCAATTAAGTCATCAGCTTCTGCGTGTTCTGTCTCCAGTTGTCTTACAAACATCTCCTCGAGGTATTGTCTAACTCTTTGTTTTTGTTCTAAAAAAGATTCTTCTTTTTGCTCTGATTCGGAAGGTCTTCGATTTAATTTATATTTTGGGTATATCAATCTTCTTTGTGAAGATGAAGTTTTAGAATCCCAAAATACGACAACTTTACCATAGTTGTGTTCTTCCAAAAATTTACGAAGAGTATTTAAGAAGTGCCAAACACCTCCAACATGTTTTCCATTGTGGTAGAATTCTCTAACACCATGGAAACCAATTTTTAATAAATTATTTCCGTCTACTAATAATGTTTTGGTCACTTTTTGTTTTTTAAGTGATTTCTAAATATTTTTTACTGCTAAAAACCAATCCCAATTATGGTTAATCTTTTGAATGCTAAAGTTTTTTTTGTTTAAAAGTTCTATACACTCATTGGTATCTTTTTGCCATTCAGGGTTAATTCTATGATGAAAACTAACAACTATTTGATCTATATTATCAAAATCTTCATCCGTAAAACTTCTTAAAAGGTCGTACTCTGCACCTTCAATATTAAGTTTTAAAACAGATATTTTACTGATTTTGAATCTATCGCAAAACGTTTTCCATGTGATAACATCAAATTCATCTTCACCTTCTGTAAAAATAGTTGTCCCAACACCATTATTTTGTATTTTCATTTTTCCTTCAAAATTCCATACGATTCCTTTGAATAGTTCTGTTCCATCTTTTTCATTTTCGTAGGGATCAGCACCAATTACTCTTTTTTTTCCAATAAAAAAATTTGACCAGTCCCAATCTAAACATCCCAAATCTATTATATCTCCGTCATGAGTAAGACATCTTGCATCAACACTTGAATAATCCCATTCAGGTATTGTTCTAATTATATTCCAATTGTTCATATTATTCGTTTTCTTCTTTTTCTGTTTTTAAATCAAAGTCTCCGTCAACTCCGATAATGTCTTTCCAATAATCGGCGTATTCTTTCTTATACTTTTCTATTGATGATTTTTCTTCGGTGGTATCTTTACCTGGCAAGAATCCGTGTGGTGTTACAATGATTCGACCGTCTTCAAAACCAAGACCATTGATGTGGTTTTTCATAACCGACACTTTTGTTCTTGAAGCAAACTTTACAGTTCTCTTATCTTTTGTTGCAGTGATCTTTGTTGTACCCGCACCTTTTTGATTACCAAATAAGAATACCAAAGAAGAGTTTAACCAAATTGCTTCACCACCTTTTGCCTTGATCTTAGGTTGACCAAATGGATTGTCAGGTAATTCTACCCAAGGTTGGTTAACAATGATTAAGGTATTTTCGTATTTAGAATCTGCCTTACGAGATCCTGAAATACGTTGGTTTATACCCATACCAATTTTGTCGGCTAAAACACTTGCATTGTGTTGTTTACCTCCTTTACCCTCGTAAGTCATTTTACAAGGAACTGATCCAACTGAATCCCACATAATACAAAGTGAATAGTCTAATTCACCTTTTTCTTGTGCGTCCAATAGATCGTTAATGTAATCAGTAATTTGTTCAATATAACTGAAGTTATTATTAAACAAGAAGAATCCGTCCCAAGTTAATTCACCTGTTTCTTCATCAACCACTTCATCACATTCAAACCCCATTATTTTTGAGTGATCAAAAGACCATTTTTGTTCTGTAATAATGAATACAGGAAGAATACCTTTCTTTTGAGCATCAACAGCAGTTTTAATAAGTGCTGTTGTTTTACCTGTATCGGAGTGACCTAATAACATGTTAAGGTGACCAATAGCAGGTCCAGGTAATCCTACTGCATCCAAAAATTCAGGACCAAGATCAAAAAATCTTTGTGGTTTATATTTCGCGTCCGAAGAAAACTTTTTCTTCAATGAACTAAAGTCGTTTTTTTTAAGTGCCATAATTTTTGTGTTACTATATAAAATATAGACAAAAAAACGGGAACAATAAACTGCTCCCGTTACATTTTTAATAATTAAAATTAGAATGGTAATTCTTCATCAACCTCGTCGTTTGCTTGAGGATCAGAAACTTCATTGATTGATTTTGGTGCTGATTTTCCTCCCATAGAAACTTCTGAAGTTTCATCATTAGAATAAACATATCCACCTTTTTCAGAGTCCCAACGTGGTGTTTCTCCTCTTGAAATTGCCTCAAGGTATTCAACAGGTTTTTTAGAATATACATCTTCCCAAGTCAATTCATCACTAACCCACTCTGACATTTGAGTTTCATCTTCTGAAATTGCAGATGGGTCATCATACATAACTGTTTGGATTACCGTATAGAAAGCACCTTTAGGAGTTTTTGCCTTTGTTAATTCAAGGATTAAGTCACGTCCTTTATCAGGATCTGTGATATCACCTTTTGCTTTCCAAATTGGAATAATTTTATCAAGAATTCCCTCTTGTTTGTAGTTGTGTTTAAATCTCCAAAATTTAACTCCGTCTTGTTCGTTATCACGATCAATAACTTTTACGATATAAAACTTACGAGCTTTGTATTGTGTTGCCAATTGTTTGTCGGCTTCCTTACCTGTTGACATAAGTTCTTCGTAAACTTCATTCAAAGGTGAACGTTCGTTGTCATTTTTTCCTGGATCGTAAAATTTTTGATATTTACCGTCCACAAGGATTTCGTGGAACCATACTTCTTTAAACGGTGAAGAACCGTCTGTTGTAGGAAGAATACGTACTCGTCTCTGTCCTTGTTTTTCATTATCTTTCAAAAGAGCCGCGAAATATTTCTTCATTCGGTCTTCTGAAGACATTTTAGAACCATTCGATGATGTGTTCTGTGTTGATTTTTCGTACTGTGCAAGTACTGCGTCTAATGAATTTGTCGCCATGTGTAAATAAAAATTAAAGGTTTATGTTAAAATTATAAGTGTATAAAAAGTTATAGTCAAATTGTGTCGCCAAAAAAAAAGTTTAAGGTCGAATTTATCGACCTTAAAACTTATGAATTAAATTTGTTTAATAAAATATCATCTTCATCCTCCATTGGTTCGTTGAAAGATTTTTCTATGTCAGATGGGCTATAACTTTCAACTTCATCTTGGGTTAGAACATATTCATTTTTACCTGTTTGTTCCATCTCATCTTTTTTCTCATCAAAGAAATCCGCCAAGTTTTGTTTAAATGGTCCTGAATCTAATGATCTAAGTTGCAATTTTTCTTGTGCCGTTTTTGGTCTGTATTTTTCAACTTTAGCCTCTAAAGAATCTAACTTAGATACAATAGTATCCATCTCTGCTAATTTTTCTTCCATAGTTTTGATTTGGTCAAAAAGATTTGTGAAATATTCTTCTTGTTTATCAGCAATTGTTTTTTGCGAATCAACAAGATCGGTGATGTCTAACTCTTCAGTTTCTCCTTCACCTTCTTCTCCTTCAGCAGGGACTTCTTCAACATCAGGATCCGCCGCAACATCAACAGGTGCTGCTTCTCCTTCAGCTCCAGGAGCCGCTGGAGGTGTTGGTGCCGCAGGATCTACACCTGCCGCCGCAGGATCTGCAGCAGGATCAACCGGTGCGGCAGCGTCTGCCGGAGGTGGAGGTATTGCTCCCGCATCTGCAGGTGGTGCCGGAATATCTTGTTCCATGATATATTTGTTGATCGAATTGTATCTTGCGATCTCTTTTAAAATTTTATCGTCTATATTCATCTTAACCGTTTAATAATGTTTTATAACCTTGATTAGTTTCTACTTGAATTTTTTTAAATGTTCTCATAGTGTTGTCGACTCTTTCGAT